AATGGCGGCGTATTCCTCGTCTTGGAGTAGCGGGCGCGCGGCGTCGGTGTCCCCCACGTAAAACCGCGCTTGATCCCGTGTGGTCGCTTGCGTTGGGTCGTACGTGAAGGACATGGATTATTGACCTCCGCCGTTTGCGACGCCCTGAACGGGTTCGTCGTCTTCGGTTTCATTGGCGGCGACCTTGGCGTCGATCAACGCTTGAATTTCCGCTTTGGTTGCGCGCGTGGGAACGTCGATTCCCATACCTTCGGCGGCGGCGCGAAGATCGGCGGCAGACATGGACGCGACGCCCTGTTTGGACGATCCGCCCGTCGCTTCGGCGACGCGCTGTTCGTTGCTCATGGGCGCGGATTCGACGACCGGGTTCCCGTTTGCATTCGGAACCGAAAGGATGTTTTCCGGCTGATTTTGGTTTGCCGCTGGCGCGATTGCGCCGAGTTCAACAAGGCGCGGGATGAATTCTTCGATCCGATGGCCCAAGATCAAGGAACCGGCGTAAAGGGCGTCGGGATTACCCGCGCCGAGGTGTCCCGTCGGCAACCCGACGGCGTCTTTGACTTCGTACAAAATGGTGTTCATTCGTTTGCTTTGCTCCGTTGGACCGCCCAATAAAAAAGGGCGGCGGGATTGCTCCCGTCGCCCAATCTTACCGAACGCCGCGTGTTTAGACGCGCATCACGACGACCGCGCCGGGATAGTACAACACTGGCCCGCCGTTGTGTCCGTCGTGAACCTTGATTTCACGAGGCACGTCGTCCATCTTGTCCACGACCTTCGTGTACGCGCCGGGTGCTTCGCCCGAATTGTTCACGTTGCGGGTCATGAGGTATTCGCCGATTGGCTGATTGCCCGGTCGCGTTCCGATCACCACAACGTAACCGTCCGGGATGAACAATTGGAACGTGCTCGTGTCGTCGAGATACCCTTCGTCGTAAATCACGATTTGCGGCAAATCTTCGCCAAGGAACACACGGTTCAATTCGTCCCGGTTGAGAGCGATGAGGCTGTTGAGGCCCGTCGTTCGCCGACCCGCGATGTCGTTCGCGTTGGTGCTCGAAATCATGTTGTTGAACGTGCCTTGGTTCATGTAGGCGCGAGCCTGAGAACCGAAGGACGTCGAACGACCACGACCGAGCAATTTCACGCCTCGGAAGTTTCCGAGCGGCGTCGATGTGGCGACCGTGCTCCACGGAACCGCAACCACGAACCGTTGGATCGGGAAAGCGTCCATGTGCATGATTGCGCCCATTTCGTTCGCAATGGCGAACACGCCTTGGGTGAGCAATGCCCAACCAATTTGGCGAATTCGGTCGATGCGACGATTGAGCAAATGGTCTTGTGCTTCCGTCACAAGGTCCGTGATGTCGATAACCGTGTTCTCGGTTCCCCATTGGCGGCGGATGGTCATTTCCTGCTCGTCGATGAGTTTGAATTCACCGTAGACGCCGGGTTCCATCGTGTACCGCTTGCCACCTACCGGACGAACACGGGACGGCTGACCGTTAAGGCCGCGAACCGCTTGAAGTCCAGTGAAATTGTCGCGTTGTTCCCACGAAAGGACGTGGGCGTCCTTGTTCTGAATCGGAAGGATTTCGAACAAAGGGTCGTTCATGGTGAGGACCGCGAGTTTTTCCGGTTCGATGACCTTCAATTCTTCGGCGGTCGGATACGTGTAAATGGTTGGTGTGGGCATGGTGTGTTGATCTCCCGACTCGTTAGAAGGTCAGAACGCCGGTACCTCCAATAGCTCCGGCAATAATGCGACCGCCAATGTCCGTTCGGGCTTTGGCGTCGAAACCGACGAGGTCAGCCAGCGAGAACGTCCCGGAATAAAACGCCGAAACCGTTTCTTGCTGTTCGCCATGCTCCATCGTCACCGCCGCGTTTTGCCCGATGATCACATAACCATCGGAATCGGTTCGGGCGTCGTATTCGAGGATCATGATCGCAACGTTTGCGCTGGACGAATACGCCGTGTTGACGAGCGGCGGATATTTGAACGACGCAACCGCCGCCGGAGCAGTGAAGTCCGTTTGCGCCGTGGTCGTACCGGTGACGGCGATGGTTCCAAGGAACGTCGGCGCGCCGGTACCAAGATTCGGACCGATGTAAACGTCGAGGTTCGTGAAACCCGACGGGAGGCCGGTCATGGCGGCAATTCGAACGGTGTTCGAACCACCGGAAAGGGTGACCGCGCCGACTTGCGCCGACACCGTCGTTTCACCTTGCGCGTTTCGTCCGGTGTACCAAATTCGGTACGTACCATCGGGAACGGTTCCACCGGCGATTGCCGACGGGACGATTGCGGTCGATGGCACGGCAACCACGGCGGACGAATACGAATCGTACGTCATGGCAGAAATGCCGATGGTCGTGTGAGCGATGACGGCGGCGGAGACGGCGGCACCGGTGAGCGGGTTCGAGGCTACGGACGAAATCGTCACGAGCGGAACCGGCGTGTTTGCGAGGGCACCTTGGAAGGTGATCACAATCGGAGTCACGGTGTTGAGCGGACCGCCCGACACGGCAACGTTCGCAATCGAACCAATCGCGGGAATCGCGGCAAGCGCGGTTCGAATGGTCGCGGCGACGGCGTTGTGAGCCAAAACGTCAGACGCCATACCGAACACGTTGATTTGGTATTGACCGCCGGTGTAACCGGTCGTACCCGTGATCGACTGGACTGCCGAAGTGACCGCCACAAGCGCGAGGATTTGCCCGCGCGTGAACGTCTTGTTCGGAGCCAATCGGACCGCCGTCCGGTTGTAATTTGCGTCGTCGAAAAACGGCTTGATTGCCGCGTTGGAAAAGATGGATGTTGCTTGAATCGCCATTAGCAGTTCGCTCCTTTGTCAGCAACCTTCATGGCTTGGCGACCGAGCGCAGATTTGCCCATGAGGGCCTTTTTGCGGTCAGCCGACATACCGGAGTCGGTCGCATTGTCGCCGTTCACGGTTTTGAATTGGGCTTGGCCCATCATGTCCGCCGTGAAACGATGTTGAGGGTTGGTGTCGAGCATTTTTCGGAGGCTCGTCACGGCGTCGCCTTCGACGATCTTCCCGTCGGACGCAAACGCGGATTTTCCGCCCGCATCGGCTCGAACTGCCGTGGCGTATTGAGCGGCGACGGCTTCGACCTGCGCCGGAAGGATGCGTCGGTCGCCCACGTAATGAGCGGCGAACTCCTTCGATGCGGCGAGGATTTTTTCGCCCTCGGCGGTTGCGGCGTCGGCTTCGGATTTGGCCCGAAGTTCGTCGCGCTCCTTTTCGGCCTTCTCGCGGGCTTCGTTCGCTTCCTTCAATTTAGCTTCGAGGGCGGGATCGGTGACCGGTTCCGTTTTGACGGTTGGTTTCGTATCGACGCCGAGTTGATCGTCCGGGATTTCATCCACCGCCTTGGAAAAGGCGGATTTGAGCAGTCCTTTTAAGTCCATTTGTTTTCCTTTCCGCTTGTCGGGCGGTTGTTCCATTCCGAACGCCGCGAAAACCGCCGCATCCGTCACACGAGGGTTTTTGGCAAATGCCAAACCGATGATCACCCAATCGTTATGGCGAAGCTCGATTGACACCGGAACGGGATCATCGCCGAGCAAATCCGCCAACGCTTTCGGGATCGACGTCGTACCGTAAACGCTCCCGTCGTCCATCACTTCGATGGAGACGAGTTCGCCGAGCTTGCCGTCGAGTACCGAATGCCAATGTTCGATGTTGATCGGGCAAGGCGTGAATTTTGCCGCGCCTTGACGCAATTGCTCGACGGTGACCGTGACGTTTTTGTCCGGGTATTCGCCCGCTTGGAAAACCTTCCCGCGCTTGTACACCCGGTCGCCAACAGTGGACACCGTCGAAAACACCGAATTCATGGACCAAACGTTCATGAGCGGTTCGATGTTACTCTATCGCAGATTTCACCGGGTCCGGCGGGTTCGTGCCAAACGGTCGAGGATGGCGTCGAGCATCGCCGATTCTCGTCGGGTGAGCCGTGGCGGGTGTTCCCATTCGTCGAGCTTCGAGCGGTCAAAAAGGCTCCAAATCCACGCCGCAAACGTGCCTCTTGTTTGCCGTTCGGCGACGTACGATTCGAGAACGTTCATGGAATACGACCCGTCCCGGAGGTCGAATTCGAGTTCCACCGTCTCGCCGTGTTCCTTCCACCACGCCCGGCCTTCCGGCGTCGTCATGAGGTCCGAAACACGTTGGACGTTTGTCAACCCGGCGTCGCCTAGTTTGCGCCGCCAAAACATGCCGGTGAGGTCCCCATCGAAACCAAACCGCGCCCATGTGTAGTATCCGTTGTAAATTCCATCGTCGCGCGCGGCGAGCGTTTTGATTTTCTTGTAACCGGCCCGGCGGTAACTTTGAACCTGCGAAGCGAAGGCGCGCGCGCCCGTTCCCTTTCCTTCGTTCGTGATCTTCATGTAATCATGCGACACGATGCCTTGGTCCGGGAAGAACGTCCGATTCGCTCGGACATTGTCAGTTTCCACGAGGATTTGAACTCGACGGTCGAATTGTTGGCCCGCAACATGACCGCCGACGTTTGCGTTGTCGCTTGATTGAACAATGCCCGTTGCCCATTCCATGACGTCAAACCCGACGGCGTCTTCAACATCAGCCCCCAAATGTTGCGGTGTGTTGTTGCGGATCGGAGCACGGCGCGGCAAATTGTCCACGGTGACCGGGTCCGGCCTTGGCGCGGGCTTGGGGTCCGGTTCCGTCTTCGGTTTTGGTTGCACCGTTGGCGTCGGCGGCGCGGGAACCGTGACCGAAACCGGGTCGTTGTTTGGGTTCCAAATGGTGTTCGGTCGGCTTGGGATTTCACCGGAAGCGACGCGCTTCAAATCCCGGATCGGCGTCACGGTAACGTTTGTTCCCCAAACGGGATGGCGGGTTTCTTTGACACAATCGGCGAGGGTGATTTCACCCGCTTTCCACATGCGGAGCCGTTCGGGTGAACCCATGATTCGGGCTTGGACGTCCGCCGGTTGCGTTTTGAGCCAATCGTCGCCGAACGGAAGGTCCGGTTTTTCATCATCGACAAAAGGCATCGCCGTACATCGACAAGCCGGGTGACTGTGCATATCCTCGGTCACCGGGTGTTGGGACATGTGTTTCGCAAGACACGCCGGGCATGTGAACATGTTCAACGACGCAACCCACACCCAACCTTTGACGACGTCGTCATTGTTGCGATAATTGGCGGTCTGCGCGCCGCGATACATTCGCATCGACTCTGTCCGGGCGATGAGTTCCGCGCGCCGGTACGTGACGCCATCGACGTTGTTTTTGACCTTCGCGTAAATGGACCGCGCAACATCACGCGGGTTTCGACCGACGGCGACGCCGTTGGTCAATTCGTCGCGCATGGCTCGGTACATCGCGCCTTGGAGTTCGTTCCGGGCTGTTTGGGCGATTCCGTTCAACAATGCGCCAGCGGGCGCGCGGGCGCGGAGGTTGGCGACCATCATGTCCAAAGCTTCGCGAGGAAGCATTTGGAACGACACACCGGGCGAAGCCACCGAAAGGCGCGTCGCCGCATGTTCGCCGCCCATGACCGCCGCCGTTGTTCCAAGCCGGTCGATGGTGTCCCGCGCCGATCCGCCAAACCGCTCGATTTCTTCGCCCATTTGGACAAGGAGAGCGGTCCATCGTTGTTGTCGCCACAACCAATTCGGATGGACCGGCTCGCCGTTTTCGAGAGCGGTTTCGATCTGACGGAGCACCCTTTCGAGTTCACGGAACGCCTTTTTCGTTGCCGTTTCGTATGCCGACGATAACGATTTGAGCGCGTCGTCGTCGAGGCGCAACAATTCGAGGCGTTGGGTTTCGATGAAATCCCACGGCGTTTTCGGGTTCCGTGTGTTGACCGGCGCGGGCGTTGGCACGGATTACGCTCCCGCGCCGCCGCCGCTTCCGCCTTGGTAGCCTTGCAACGGGTCACCCACACGGGCGAGTGATCGTTGGGTTTCGATTGCGGCGTCCTCTTCGGCTTGGACCTCTTCGAGCCACGCTTCCATGTCGCGTTCAGGCGCGCCGATCAACCGGTCGAGGCCCGCGACTTGCGATTTGTGGAAATATTTCTCGCGCCAAAGCGACGCGACCGCCGACATGATCTTCGCCCGGTCTTCCTTGTCCGCCGCTTTGAGCGTGACGGTCGGCGTCAATCGCTCGGCGATTTCGTCGCCCCAATTGAGCGCGATAAGTTGCGCCACAACGTCACGGGTGAGCATTTCTTCGATGTGACCGGTCAACCATTCGGCCTTGCGGCTGAGGGTGTCTTGTCCACCTTCGGAATCGGCCTTCGACCCGTGCTTCGCCTCCATGTTCGCGCGGGCGTTGCCGAGTATCGCGAGGAATAATTCGCGATTGAATGCGTCGATGGTTTCGACGAACGCTTCGCCGTTGCCGGACGATTGGATCGGTTCGACTTTCGACCCGCCTTTGAGGGCAATCGCCGAACCCGCTTGGAACGACACAAGCGCGGTGAGCATAGCTTGTTCGCGCGTGATTTTTTTGGTCGATCCGTCGGAATTGTAAAGAGGGCGACCGTTCGAATCTTTAAGTTCGATGAGGTCGTCGTCGCCTTCCGGCGTGTATCCGATGAGCGACGGCGTCGAAAACTGTTGGAGGTACTTCAACCATCGCGGATACGTTTGGAGTTTGAACCACCAAGCGTTGTAAGCCGACCGAATTTGGGATCGACCACGCGGGTCGCCCGCCGTGACTCCAAACGCGAGGATCGCGAATTTTTCCCGTTCGATCACGAGCGACGGATCGACGTACCCTTGCGGTGACGATTGACCGGGAAGGCGCGCCATGAAGCCTTGGACGTTTCCCCAATCGTCCACAACAAACGAATAATTCTTCCGCGCAAGCGGCCTGATGCCCTTCAAATGAAGCCGGAGGCCGTATTTGCGGGTGATCCGCATTTCATAGATTTTCTCGGCAACACACGCGCCATAAACAAAGGCGTTGAGCATTTCGGTCAACACTTCGGTCAATGGTCGGGCGAGTTTTTTGAGGTTGTACGAAACGAAATCGGTCAATTCACGGGCGAGCGCATAATCCGGGTCTTCCTCGTTTGTCACCGCCGTTTCGACACGGACGCCGTTCATGAGGACGATTTCGGTCAATGTTTGAACCGCCGTGAAAATCGCCGGGTCCTTCATCATCCGGTCGTAAACCGCGTCGCCTTGCTCGCGTTGAAGGTCGTCGGAATATTGCGGAAGCGAAACGATGACTTGCGACAGGCCAATGTCGAGGCCGGACGCGACATATTCCCGCGACGGGTCCATCGACGGAATTCGCGAAACCAATTCGTCGCGACGTTGTTCCATCGCGCCCGGCAGGGTCGCTGTGTCGGTCGCTTGTGCCATATCCTCGATAATACTCCCGGAGGTAGAGTTCCGATCATGAAACGAGCGCGCCGGAAAACATCCATGTCGGTCGCAACGGGTCGAAAACGACGCCTCCATTTCATCGTGCTCGGCGAACGGTTCACCATCGACGTTCACGAGCGGGTCGAAATGATCGACCTCACGACACGGAAGCGGATCGACCCGCAACGTTGGCACATGGGAAACGGCAACGTCCGAACGCCGCTTGGATGCACTCCACGGTATTTCGAATTGCGCGACGACACGCGCGAGCGGGTCCGCTCATATTCCGGCGTCACAAAAGCCGAACCGCGTTGATCGCTCAAAATTCGAACGGTTGTTGCCAATGGGCATGGTGAACCGCGCGCGCTCCCCACGGTAAATGTTTGAGGAACCGCACGAACCCGGAGCCGTCCACCGAATCACAACCGACGTCGCTCGCGTATTGGATGCGCCGCCGACTGTTCACCCTTCCCATGTGAACCCATTTGTCGCGTCGCTTGGCTTCGGCGATGATCGACCGGGCAACCGATCCCATTTTGAACGCCGTCGTTCCGCCCACAAACACGGCGTCGCATTCGTCCCACGGGATCGCCTCGACCGTTGCGCCGTCTTGGACGACAAACGCCGCCGGGAGGCCATGTGAGCGAATCACGGGCAACCACAAGGGCCAAAAGGCGAGCGTCGCGGCATGGTTGCCGACAACGTCCGGCGCGGTGATGAACCGAACCGGACGACCGGCGAGGCGTTTGAGGTAACGCCGGAACCTTCGTTCGTCGAACGTCCCGAAACAACCATTGTCGGCGGCTTCGTCGAGGCCACCAACGTCGGCGGAAAAATGGCGCGGCGTGTGAAGGACGCCAACCGAATATAGGCGGGCGACCTCCACGACGTCGGCGTTGTATCGGGACACGAAAAGGATCATTCCGACGCGATTTTCACGAATTCCGCCATGAGCCGTTCTTGTTCCAACATGTTCACGACCCGTTCGACGACTTCGCCTTCCATGACCACGAACACACCATTGAGCGGCTTCCCGTCGGCGGTTTTGAGGACGACCGACATTTGCCCGGCTCCGGCTTCGCGCGCCGATTCGATCAACATCCCGACGGCACCTTCAACCCGTCCCGGTTGCGATGGCGACATTTCCGAACCGTGTTGTTCAACGAGTTCGAGCAAATCCGCCGCGAGGTGTTCGTTGTCTTTGGCAACCGATGCGGCGTATGCAACGAGCGCGACGCGGGCGTGTGGGTCGTATGGGCGGAGGACGAACGCCGGGCTTTCAATGACCTCGCCGACCGTCCCGTCGTCGTTGCGTCGATGGATGACGTATTTCGAAACCAAACCGCGCGGGTCCGGCGTGTATGTGGGTTTGCTCATGGTGTGTTGTTCCTTACGATCCGGCGCAAATGCGCGCGGAATTTGACGTCCGACCGATGATCGGATGGTGTGAGCGGCGACGTGATCGTGTGGACCGCGCCGCCGACGTTGATTTCGAACACGGCGGATTTCGCGTACCGCACGAGCCGAGGCGCGAGGCCCATCGACTTCATGAGGTCCATCCGTTCGCGAACGATTTTGGTCATGTCGCTTCCTTGCGCGCGGCCTCGATCACGGCGTTGATCCGCGCCCGCAAATCGGCGTCGAACACGAACACGAGCGAACACGGCGTCCCGTCCGGGAGGTCGATATTTGCGGCGTGGACGCGGCAACCGGGCGCGGCGGCGCGGAGGATGTTCGCGGCGGTCACGATGCAACCCGCCACGATTTGTTGGTCTTGTTCGCTCATCGTCGGATCACCAATTTGATTTCGAATTGGTCACGGACCATTCGATTCGCTGATATTGTGCGATTGAACGGGCCTTGCGACAATTCAATCCGGGCTGGAATCAATTCGAACGTCGCTTCCGGTCGAGCACCCGGTCGAACGTTGCAATTCATCGCCTTCAACACCGGATCGGCGATGAAGACCGTCGCATCGGGTCCGCAAGCGATCATCACGCCTTGGATCGAAGCGAGTTCGCGATTTGCTTTTCGCAATTGAGCGTTTTCGCGCCGCAACGCGCCGATCATGCGTTTTTGGGTTTTGGTTTGGCTCATGATCGCGCGGCCCTCCGACACATGAGCGGGTCGCATCCGGGATGACACACGAGGCCCGACAATTCGCAAAGGTCGATGATGGCTTGCAATCGGACGGCGCGCTCGACCGGTTGTTCCAACGTCCAAAAACCTTGGTGTCCCATGCATGGGATCGGTTTGAGTCGAACAACGTCGCCGAGTTTCCATGCGAACCGTCCGGGTCCGTGGTTACCGAGCATGTATTCTTCCCATGCGCGGCGGTCCGTGATGGTCGGATCGTCGGCGTTTGGCCCATACAACGCCTCGGTCGGAAGACATTCGACGAACCGCCCGACGGCAACGAGCGCGCCGAGCGGCGGTTGGCTTTCATATCCGAGGTCGATCCCGTGGCCTTTGAGTTCGTCGGCGAATCGCCGTTCGGCACGTTGCCACCGGCGCGACGCATGGATCGCGACAAATTGCCCGGCGTACGCCTTCGGGAACCGCCATGATCGCGTCTCGTACGTCTTCGACCCGGCGGCGATGGCGGACGCCCACGGTTGCCAAAGCGAAATGGCTCTAAGCATCGCCGCCCTTCGGTCGTTGGGACAACCCGCGCCATCCGCTCGCGTCGATTTCCCGCGTGAGTGCGTCGAGCGTTTCCATCGCAAGACGACGACGACCGAATTCGTTCCGATCCATCATGCGGGACGCGCCGTTCATCGACCAAACACGGTCGTTGTACACGAACGCATTCACTTCGTCAATGGTTTTCCCGTCCTTGCCGTCGAGGACGCATACGCGGGCGAACGCGGCGTCGAGGCCGACCGTTGTGTAAACGATCCGCCATTCGAGGCGGACCCATGAGAAGCGAGGATGAACCGCCGATCCTTTGACGTCCGTCGGCCCTTCCGGGCTGGCGTAGTTAGGGAGCGGTTCGAGGTTCGTGAGTTTGGTTACTTGCTCCATATCGGGCACATTGTACACGGGTTCGGACCACAAGGCAACTTCAACAAATCGCCCGCATCGTTTACGGTAGGCTTACCGTAAGAACGCCGATTTTTACGGTAAGCGCATCAATCGACCCGCCGATCCCGTGGTCCGCTTTGGTTGGTCACGGCGACGCCGGAACCGTGGAAATTCACCGATCCGACGGGCGACGCCGATTGTGGCGCGCCATCGCCGCCCGCGACCACATCGAACGTCGTCACTTTCGCTTCGGTCAACATGAGCGATTCGGCAAAGTCCGGCGACGAGACGCCGCGCGATTTGAGTTCCTTTTTCGATTCGATTCGGACCTTGCCCGTTTCGGTTTCGAAATGTTGGACGACCGACAATTGAGCGATCAATTCGGCGTGGTTCGGGATGCTGATCATTTCGTCGGTTGGGTGTTGAATGCCCATTTCGACGTATTCGTACGCCTTCTCGAACCGCCGCCGGAGCTTCCACCATAGTTCGGCTTTGAGGTTCGAAAATTTGTCCTTTGCTTGCTTGCCGTCGTCCCAACGGTCCGTGGTCGGCGGGTTGCCAACGTTGACGCCTTTCACGTTGACACGGATCGGTCGGTCGGCGGATTGTGTCGCGCCCTTGATGCCCGAACCGTAACCGCCCGCCGAGTCATAAACGAACTCGGTCGCGCCGTGTTGTTCGAGTAGGTTGATGGCTTTCCATGCCGTCCGGGTCGTGTTGCCTTTGGTCCAATGGTAAACGGCGACCACGAACGGGCCTTGGCGGATCGTGAGGACGTTTTTCGAACCTCCTTCGTCGGCGACGTCGAGCGCGCCGCGAATCGAACCTCGTTTCGGAATCCGAAGTTCGACCGCCGCCCGAACCCATGCCGCCGGGATCGTGATGCCTTCTTGCGAGGCCGAATAGTCGATGTCTACTTCTTGGGCAAGGATCACCGGGTCGTGTTCGTATTTCCGGCGCATGGCCTCATACCACGGGTATTCGAGCACCGAACCTTCGGCATATTCGGGAACCGCCGCGCCGTGGCCCTCGGCGAAGACCGTCCCGTCGGGATTGCGAAGGACCCAACGATTTTTGCGCGGGTCGTCCTTCCAACGGAACGTGAACACCGAAAACGCGCCCGAAAATCGCTTCTTGTAAAACACGTTCCCGATCCCGTTCGGCGTCGAGACGTAGATTTTGACGTCGGACGTAAGCGACAACGCGGCTTCGACCTTTTGAGGCCGCGCGATGAACGCCGCCTCGTCGATGACGTAAATCGACGCGCGACCGCCGCGACCGATGTTGTCGCCCGCTTCGCCCGTGATCGTGCTCCCGATTTCCGGGTTGATCAATTTCAAATAAGCGTAATGGAGTTTCGGTTTCAACCCGCGCGGGAGCATCCATTCGGGAATCATGCGAAGAGCAAGGCGCAATTTTTCGAAAATGCTGTCCGGGTCGCCGGTTTTATCGACGAGGTCCTCTTTGCGTGATCCGACCGCGCCTTTGAATCCGGGCATGAACAACCAATGGTGAAGGAGGAACATCGCGGTGAGCCACGTCGCGCCAGCGTCGCGCGATTTTTCGACGACGCCGTCCTCTTTGCCTTGTTCACGGGCCTCAAACCATTTGATGAATTCGCGTTGTTGGCTCCACATCACGAGAGGCACGAACGGTTGCGTGATGCGCGGGTCGTACGTCCAAGCGTACGTGTCGAACCAATACGTGACGTCGTTCCGGCAACGCTCGCGCTCGTCGTGTTTGAGCGCGTCCGATGCTTCAACCCGTTCGAGGTGTTCGAGGCGTCGGCGCATTTCCGCCGCGATGGTTTCGTCGCGTGTCCGCTCCAATGCGTCGCGAATGAGTTTGATCGAACCGGACATGCCGAGCGGCGTCGCCATCCGGTCGCGCATCCGTTGATGGACGGGCGAACGCGATTGGTGTCGCTTGATCCGCTCTTTAGCTTTGGCTTTCAGACTCATTCAACAACCCGATCAATTCGTCCACACCAAGGGCGGACGCCTCGGCCTCGCTTCCCCATTGTGCCAGCCATGCCGCCGTGCGGACGTATCCGGCGAGTTTCGTGGGCGGCAACGTGTGTTGTCCGGGTTCTTGTTGCGGGTTGGTTCGTTGCAATTCCTTTTGGGCGACTTGAAGCATTCGGAGCGCGACGTTTTGGACGGCGACCGAGATTTGCCGTTGGCGGTCGAGGTGTGCTTCGACCTTTTCTTTGTGGGCGGATTCACGGAGCCGCCGCGAATTGAGTTCGAGGAATGCGTCGTATTTCTCCGCTCGATCTTTCCAATCGAACCGCCGATACCATTCCCACCATGACGACGCACATCGCCGATGCTCCGGGACGACCCGCCGGTGCTCCCTTTCGTAGCTTCGCCAAACCTTGTCCATCTTGCGCGAAGGTCCGGCGTCACGAAACACGCAAAAGGCTTCGTAGGCTCGGGACGACTCACCGGGAACCCGATCCCAAGGATGGAGCGAATCGGTCGGGTCTTCGATTTGATCATGGTCACGGCGTGGCATGGGTGCTCTGATTTTGCTCCATATTCGAGCGAAAGTTTGCTCCGAAGGTTGCCTCATGCTCGAAGACCGTGTACAATGTACATTGTAATCGACGGAGCAAGCACGGACATGACCACTTTTGGAATCGAAATCGAAATCGTAAACGACGGCAACGTCACCCAATCCCAAATCGCCGCCGCCATCACCGCGAACGGCGTTCAATGCAACGTGGAGAACTACACCCACAACACGCCGCGCAACTGGAAGGTCGTCACCGACGCATCATGTGGGTTCGAGGTCGTCTCGCCGGTTCTCGACCCGCGCAACGGCGACGGTTGTTGGACCGAAATCATGGCGGTTTGCAACGCGCTCAACGCGCTCGGTGTGAAGGTCAACAAGAATTGCGGCCTCCACGTTCATTTGCACGTCGCAAACATGAACCCGCGCAACGTCGCCGCGTTCGTTGCCAAATACGTTCGAAACGAGCATTTCATCGACCTCGCGATGCCGAAATCGCGCCGATTGTCGAACAATCGGTTTTGCCGATCCAACCTTGGTTATTCGGTCGCGACCGATCCGACGGCGTACATGGCGCAAGTGAACGAATGCCTCGCCCGCCTTCGAACGGTCCGAACGTTCGATGATCTGCGCCGCCAAACCCACAACGGACAAGACCGATACGTCAAGGTGAACATGATGGCGTTCAGCCGACAAGGGACCATCGAAATCCGCCAATCCGCCGGAACGACCAACGCCGAGAAAATTTGCATGTGGGTCCGATTCCTTCAATCCATGCTCAGGGAAGCGAACCAATCGGCATACTTCCGATCCATGACGCATTACCTGTTGACCGCCGACCGCGCTTGGGGTTCTTTGTGGCGGCTCGACGACCGACCGGCGACCATGTGGTTCCTCAAGCGAATGAGGAAATTCATGACCCTCGAAGGGATCGACGCCGAGGACGCCGTGATCGCGTAAGCGGTCCGGCTCCGTTGATTGCCCAAAACGCCCGGTTTTTGCCGGGCGTTTTTGTTTGTGGTTCATGCACAATGAACACGAGGCCGTGTACAATGTGCCCGTCATGGGAGCAAGCCAAACACAACCCAAACCATCGTCATTCGCCTTCCGGCTCAAGATCGACCGCAAGGGAGAGGAAACGTTGCGCCGTGAACGACGACGCGATTCCGGGAGCCGCTGGTAATGAAGGCCCACAAATGCGGTTTTTGCGGATCGACGTCGGTCGTGTCGATGTGCCTCGAATGCGAGAAAACCAACGTCGTTGGCGCGACGCCGTTCAACGGATGGCCCTCGTTTGGGTCGTGGGCGTTCATATCCCGCCTCGACGACGCGGCGACGTCTTCCGAATGGGCGGAGGCCGCGCGGACGGTGTGGGCGCGTCACAACCTCAACACGCGGCAAACGCGCAAAGCGTCCACGGATGCGCGCGCGGCACTTGCGACCATGATCCGCGACGACATGGACAACGAACGTCCGCTCGACGGCCTCGCCGCCGACATATTCGACCATGAGGTCGCCCGAATGGATTTCGACGGCCTCGCCGACGCATTACTCGGCTTGCATGTTGCCGAATACCGACCAATCAACCCGAACATAAGGATCGACCAATGACACGACTCCAAACCATCGCCGAATTCATCATCGCGAACGACAAAGGCAGTTCGCAAACGACAATGGAACGGGCGGACGCGACGTTTCTCGTTTCCATCGCTCGCCAAACCGAATTGGTCCGGGACCTCCAACGCCGATTCTATGCGGGCGAAAAAACGATCCTCGGCGAATGCAAAGCCGCCGAACGCGCCCTCGACGACATGTTGAACGGCGACCAACCGACATTGACGTTCGGAGGCGGATCATGAATGAACAAGGCGATTTGTTCGCGCAACCGCCAATCGTTCGCAAAAAACCCGGCGGCGTGATCGGTGAACACGCTCGGATGAACCGCCAACGCCAGATCGAAAAACGCAACGCGCGGATCGGCGAGCCGACTGGCAAATTGTCCATCGAACAACGGTTCCGGGAATTCCACGCCGAGAATCCCCAAATCTACCGGCGACTCGTCACCCTCGCGCGGGAAATGCGCCGGAAGCGGGAACATTGGGGAATTCGACCTTTGATCGAGATCGTTCGGTATGAACACGCCATGACGACCGATTCCGACGACGGGTTCAAGATCAACAACGATTATTGCTCGCGATACGCGCGGTTGATCATGGAATCGGAACCGGGACTCGACGGGTTCTTCGAAACGCGGGAATTGAAGGCTTTATGACGGTCCTCGAAATCCGCAACGTCGCCAAAACGCGCAAGGCGTGGCGATGCGATGGATGCCACCGCCGGTTTCCCGCCGGAAGCCCGAAGGAACGGCAACGGATCGTCGGCGACGACGGACCGTATTCCATCCAATGGTGTCCGACGTGCCAAGGCATTTCGGACGGGCTTTTCGCTCTTGGCGCAGAGCGTGACAATTGGCACGAGGATGTCCTCGAATCCATGCAATCCGAATTCGGAACATGGGAATCGGCAGACGCCAAATTTGGGACGGTGACGCCATCAAACGAGTGATCATGATCAAAACGCCCGAACGAACGTTGGCGGTTCATCCGGGCGATGATTTCGATTGCTTTTTCGGAACGTGGTCATATAACGACCTCGAACGGTTGATCGCTTCCGGCTCCGTCCGCGTGTCGAACGAAACGACGTGGTTCGAACCATCGCTCGGCGACCCTTTGCCATACCATCGCGACCACAAACGCGCGCATTCCAAACCATGAAGAAACAACCACGTTTGACAAAACCAACCCGAACGGTGTACAATGTACACGATATGGGAGCAAGCCAATCCAAAACCGGCGGGATCGTCCGCGCGACCACGTACCGGATCACCGACAACAAAAGCAAACGCGGCCTCTATTTCGCGTACGGATCGAACCTTTGCCTTTCGCAAATGCTCGGTCACCGATGCCCGAAGGCGCAACCGCTGTTCAAAGCGCGGCTCAACAATTGGCGGCTCGCGTTTCGCGGATGCGCCGACGTGGAACGCGCGCCGGGCGAATCCGTGACGGGCGGCGTGTTCGAAATCACGCCGGAATGTGAAGCGGCCCTCGACCGATACGAGGGATACCCGAACCTCTACACCAAAGCAACGGCGAAAATCAAACTCGCCGACGGGACGCCGCGAACGATGATGTTCTATGTCATGACGCGCCAAGCGTACGAATCGGGTCCGAACGAATCGTATTTCGACACGATCCTCAAAGGTTACGCCGACTTCCAAATGTCGGACGCCGAATTCGACGCATTGCTCGCCGCCGCCGAACGCGCCGATTCATCGGAACAACGGTTTCGATTGGAAAATCCCCACATGGTCCGCAACAAGCGCGGTCGATATGAATCGCGTCCGTTCCTGACGGCGCGCGACCTCCAACGCGAAACCGTGAGGCCGTACACCGACAATCAACTCGAATTGTTCCTCACCGAGCACGGGATCGAACCGCGCGATTTCGAGGACGATCAATACCTTTCCGACCTTATTGGAACACTCGCCGATGAATAATAACTCGAACCTCCGCCGCATCATGCGGGATCACCGATTGCGACGGCAGGACGTCGCCACGCTTACGGGTCGGTCGTTGAACGCCGTCGCGTCGTGGCTCCGGTCGCCGACGACGTCGGGATTCCGCAACATGCCCAAACACGCCCTCGAATTGCTGGAATCCAAAATCAAAGGAGGAACGGCATGATCGGATCGACGATTTTGGTCCAACACCACGACGGGCGCATCCTTTGCGGTCATTTCAACGACCGCGCCGTCCGCACGTCGCCACCATTGGACGACCGATATGTTGAACGGTTCCGACCGCTTGACGGGTTGGATTTGGACAAATATCCGTTCCGGTCGGTCCTTTCCGACATTCGCCGACGGGAGGACAACGCCACATGATCACAGGCGAAGCCGTCGCCGAGTCGATCCGCCGGTTGCGGGATGAAACGTATCGGCTCACATGCGAGCAAGGCGTCGAAATCCATTTGCCGGACAATGCGTTCGACCAATTGGCCTTGTACGCCCGCGAATTCGGCGTCCATGTCACCGGGCGCGATGATCCTCGAATGACCTTCGAGGGTGTCGCCGTGTGGCGCAAGGGATCGTACGGTTTACGATAGGCTTACCGTAAGAAATCCCGATCTTACGGTAAGCCGGGAGGTTGCCTTTCGATTGGCGACCATGTACAATGTACACATGCAACGAATCGCGACGTTTGAAATCATCAACACCAAGCCGGGCAAGGAATCGTTTTACGAGCGGTTCACCATCCGATACGACACGATGTTTCCGCCGCTTTCCGTTGCCCGATCCGAAGCCGAACGGATCATGTGCAACACCGGGCGACGGTTTACCAAAACCATGATCGTTCGCGTGTGTGAATGAATTCGGCGCAAGGAAGACCAACCATGAATGGAATCAAACCAACCACCGCCAAGCGCGGATTTTTCGCCAACCTCGTCGCCCTCGTCGAACGACGCCGGTATCTCGACTCCGTCCGCGAATTGCGGCAGAACGTCCGGCCCGGCGACCGGGTGACGTACATTTCCGAAGACGGTCGCCAATGCGACGGGATGATCCTCGATGCCCGGTATTACGGAAGCGGATCGGTTGAAGGAATGTTCCTTGCCGATGATTCGAGCACAATGGGTTGGAAACCATCGTCGTCGTTTTTGCCGATCCGTGATATGATCAACGCAACCGCGCGATAAGACGCGGGCGACGGAATTCCTCCCTCTCCTTGCCGGGCGCGCCAAGACGCCCGGCCTTTTTTATGCCCGCACGAGATGGAAGAATTCTTCACGGGCGGCGGGTTCATCACGAAACGCGCCGCGAAGGTCCGATGTGACCATCACGGAATTTTGCTTCCCGACGCCGCGCATCCGAATACAAAAATGCTCGGCTTCGATCATCACGGCGACGCCACGCGGTTCGAGGTGCGTTTCGATGGCGTCGGCAATTTGAGCGGTCAACCGCTCTTGGACTTGGAGCCGCCGGGCGAACACTTCGACCACGCGAGCGAGTTTCGAAATGCCGACGACGCGGTTCCCGTTTGGGATGTATGCCACATGGACGCGCCCGACGAACGGCAACATGTGATGTTCGCAAAGCGAATAAAGCTCGATGTCTCGAAGGAGCACGATCCCGTCGTATGCCGTGGCGTCTTCGCCATCCGAATCGAATTGGCGAGCAAGGTGAACCGCCGGGTCGTCGTTGTAACCGGCGAGCAAATCCCGGTATGCCTTCGCGACCCGCATCGGCGTCTCGTGCGTTCCTGAATGACGGAACAAACCGAGCCGTTCCATAACGAGATCGACGGCGTCGGCGATTCCGCTCGTGTCGGCGGCGATTTTGGCCTCCGTGCCCTTTTGCGCGGGTTTCGGGTGTTCCGAGTCGTATTCGCTGGGAAACGCCGGGCGGAGGTCCTTGGAGGCGTCAAAATCCACGGCTCGCGTCACCTCCCAATGGAATCCGCCGAAGGTCGGCGTTTGGGTCCATCCGATCAACGCCGTACAATTTATGAAGTTGCCAACCCGCGCGAACTTCTTGGAGAAGCGGCGGCGATTGAACCGCCTCGCAAATTGCGCGCAACACTTCCGGGTCGTCCCGCTTGGACCATTCGGGATGGAGCCACACAACCGAATCGGGACGGCGCGGTCGATTCATCAAACACGCCGCCGAAGCGACAAGCGATTCGCGCGATTCGACTATGAATTTGAATTCGTCGGCGAGGGCGATGGATTGGTCGAGCGGATGCGCCGCGAACGGTTTGGGCGACAACGTGATCCAATCCCAATCGCCCGTGATCGGTCGGTGTCCGGCGGTTTCGAGGTGCGTGGCAAACCCACGCGCGCGAAGCGCGGTCGTCAATTCGCCAAGGTCGTACATGGTTGGCTCGCCGCCAGTCACAACGACAAACGGCAACGGTGATTCAATCGGGAGGTTTCTCCGAGCGTCGCCGACGTTCAACCAAACCAAATCGGCGATTTGTTCGCCGGTCACGCGCGGGTGTTGCGTTTTGAATTTTGGATGCCATGTACCCGCCGAATCACACCACGGACATGATTGGTCGCATCCGTGAAGCCGGACAAAATACGCCGCCCGTCCCATGTGGACGCCTTCGCCTTGAAACGCCCGGAAATGCTCATTCAGGACATATTGCCCGTTCATGCTCGGAGTTCCACCCACGACGTTTCGGTTTCGACCACACGGAGCCGCACGAGTGACACATGAGCCGGGAGCCGTGGTTCGATGTCCGCCCACAAAATCGCCGCGATGTTCTCGGTTGTTGGTCGAACACCAAGGACCACGACCCGCGATTCGTTTCGGATTTCATCCCGAACCGGAATGTTCATGTCGTCCCGGTGAAGGTATGCCATCGTTTCGTGCTCGACAATGAACGCATGGTCGAACCGGTCGATGACGGGTTGGACGCATGTTTTCAATCGGGTGAGGTCCATCACCATCCCGGCTTCTTGCCCATTGGCGACGAGCGCGCCAGCGGCGACCGAAACTTCGACCTTGTACGAATGCCCGTGAACATGTCCACAAAGGCCGTCGTACCCTTCGAGATAATGAGCGGCCTCGAAAGTGAACCGCTTGGTGATTTCAAGATTTGGCATGGTTGATTGTTAGGTTTACGAACGAATGGTCGCGAGGACGGTGTCGAGGTCGGGCGCGGTTGGCGCATATTCCGTTGGGTCGTCGATTTCGGCGTCTCGAAAAGCTTCACGCCGTTCGATGCACGTCCCACACGCGCCACAATGAACGTCGCCGCCGAGGTAACAAGACCATGTCATTTCAAGCGGCGCGCCGTTCCATGCGCCCATTTTGACGATCTGCGCTTTCGTTAGGGAAACGAACGGTCGTTCGAGGTTGATCGGTCGGTCGTCCGCGCGCCGCAACGCTTGGTCGAGTGCGATGGAAAAATCTTCCCGACAATCGGGATAAATGGCTCGGTCGCCCGAATGCGCGCCGTAAATGACCGAACCGCCGCCGTGGGCGAGGCAGATCGCCGCCGCCGCCGAAATCATGAGCATGTTCCGGTTTGGGACGATGGTCGCTTTCATGGACGGATCGGCGTAATGCCCGAACGGAACATCGACGTCCGGGTCGGTTTGCGATGATCCCGGAAGGTGCGACGCCATTCCCGACATGTCGATCACGTCATGAGGAACGCCAGCGATCCGGGCGATTTCGCTCGCGGCTTCAAGTTCCCGGCGACCGTGTCGTTGCCCGTAATTGATCGACACGGCGCGGAGCGGTCGTTCACGCTCCAAAAGCCGATAAAGTAGGACGGTCGAATCGAGTCCGCCCGAAAAAATACAAACGTTGATCATCGTCGTTTTGTTCCTTCCAATTGCCACGCCTGTTCGACCCAATCAAGGTCGTTCATCGAACCACACGCGGCGTAAACGTGCGAACCGAATGTCCGTTCGGCGTCGGTCGAAAATCGAATAATGGAACGCGCGCCGAGGACGCCCATGTCGCGCCGCCAAAAATCTTCGGTCCGCATTTTGGCGCGGGTGACGCCGTACGATTCGAGCGTTTTCCATGTGTCGGCGTTGATTTTGCCCGCCTTCCACATGCCTTTGTGAATGCCGTTTCGACGTCCACGCCCGGCGTACAACATCACTTGAAGGCCGCGTGTCCCAAACATCCAATTCGTCGAATCGCACGAATACGGCTTGGTCGCCGCGATGGTCGGCGGCGACACATGTCCGAGTAAATGCGCTTTTCTCCCGTGGACCTTGCCCATGAACCATTTGCAAAATCCGGCCTTGTCTTGTGATCCGCCGAGGCCACCAACCGCGACAACGTCGGCGAGGCCGAACAAATCGTCGATGTCGGTTTCTGGCATTCCGCGTTGGAACACCGCAATCGGTTTGAGGCCCGAATCGACCATCGCGCGAAGGTTGTCGATGGTTGCGGCGCGGTCGCCGACCACGTCCAATTGGAAATAACCGGTCGGCTCGAATGGCAACGCGCGAAGGAACGCGATGTATTCGTCGAGGCGGATCGGTTTCCCAGCGTTCCACGCGCTGAACGCGCCGGAGTCGATGTAAACGTTCGCGCCGCGCTCGCGCATGTCGGCGAGTTTCGCGACGATGGTCGCCGAGGCGTACGGGAAGGCGACGAGGACGTTTACGCCGATCATTCGATGGTCACTCCGTCGAACGATTCCACGGCGGCGGCGATGGCGGTTTTCACGTCCCCAATGATGGACCTCGGAGCATGGACGACAACCCGTTCGATTGCATCCGAACCGTTTTCGCGTTTTTGGTGTCCACGGTTCACGACGTCTTCGTCCCATTCACCGGCAAGCGACGCGAGGATTTCATCGGCTTCGGTCGATCCGTACCCGGTACCGGTGAGGCCGAGTTCCGTTTGAACCAATTCCGCGAGGATTGCGCCGAGCGATTGTTCGTCGTAATCGGCAAGGTCCGACGTTTTGTTGTCGGCGAGGATGATCCGTTTGGCCTCTTCGTCGGACACATCGACCCAAAGGACCGGGATTTCGTCCGCTTGCTCTTGGATCGCCGCCAAATACCGATGGTTGCCCGCGAGAATGTAGTTGGTCGATTGTTGAACAACAACCGCGCCGTAAAACCCGTTTGTTTTGACTGATTCGGCGATGACGGCAACATTTCCGCGCCGTGGGTTGAGCGGGTGCGTGTGGAGCGTCGCCACTGGCACCATTTCAAATGCTTGGTTAATCACGCGCATTTGGCGCGTCCTACCGGAGCGATACGGTTTTTGGTGCTCCGGGTTTGCGGGTGTTTGCGGTTCATGTCCGGGAGCAAGTGTACACGGATGCTCCCGGATGTTGTGATCAACCCGGCGTCAATCCTTGACGCGGAGGAACAAATTCCCGTCGATCTTGACGTCCGTTTTGACGAACAAAAAGCGGATCGGGAGTTTTGCTTTGACCGGGATGTCGGCTTCGCCGTCGCCGGGTTTGGCGTCGTTCATGTCGAAGTATGCGGAAAGGACCCGCGCGGCGTCTGCCACGTTGTCGGGAACCTCGACGTCTACCGGAGTGACTCGGATTTCGGGCGTGGGATCGCCGCCCGTGTTGATTTCGATCCCGATTTGGAGTTTTGCCATATCGTCCAATTGTGGCCCGCAACCACGCCCGGACCCGTTGTCTTTGGTTGCCAATCGGTGTACAATGTACACGACATGAACGCAACCATCGACCTTCGCGCCATCCGGTCGGCGACCGACCTCGCGGCGGCTTTACATCCGGCAAACCCAAAAGTTCGGTTTGCCCGCAACCAAAACGACAACGCTCTCGCCCAATGGGACAACGGAGCATGGCGCGGCCTTTTTGCCAAATTGATCGGCGACCTTGGTTGGTCCGCATATCCCGACGTCGCCGTGAACGGTCAACCAATGGTCGCCGAATGGATCGAAATCGAGGTGCAACCATGAACAAATCAACATCACGCGGGATCGTCGGTTTGTTCCGGGCGTCGTGCGATGCCCTCGAAGCCGCTTTGCGCGGTGTCGATGGCGGGATTGCATTCAACGGGTATTCGTGGGTCGGCGGTTCGATGCCCGAAGTTCAAGACGTGGACGTATGCGTCGTTCGATTGGTGAAGACGGGCGACGGGCGCATCACCGGAACCATTTCCGATGTTTTGTCGCATGATGAAGCGACCGAAATCCGCCAACAATTGAACGGTCACGCCGGAACCCACGGTGTCGATTTGTCCTTCTGACGCAACAACGCCCGGCGTACCATCCAAGGTTGCCGGGCGTCGATCTGTCTATTGGTGATCGTTTTCGCGCCGATTGGTTATCGGGTTTGAATTTTCAACCACGACCACACGTTGCGGCGGGTTGTCTTCGCTGATTGAGACTTGCAACGGCGCGGTCGTTCCGATCACTTTCACCCGCTGGGCGGCGGAATCTTCCGCATCATCGCCGAGTTTGACCAAGGCTTCACGCATGAACGCCGGAATCGGAATACCGAGTTTGCCCGCATTTTCGAAGATGCTCAAACCTTCCGGGACGATGTAAAACAAACTCACGAACAACGCGAGCGGAACCGTCGGGATGAACGGATCGACGACCGCCGCGAACGCGACAATCAACAACACACCCATTTTTTTTGTGACGCCACGCCATGACGCCGACGAACTCATTTGCTTTGTCCCGAAAGCGATCAATAAACCCATGATGGTATCGAGCACCATCGACGCCATCAACACGTAAAGAGCGGGCGCGGCAGATTGGAAATCTTGCCGAGCCATTGTCATGAATTGGTTCATGGCTTCCAATTAAAGGCGTCCTTCCTTGGCCCATTTGCGAATCGTTTCGTCGGCGATTTCAAAATGCATCCCGTCTTCGGTCGGAAATTCCGCGCCCCACCACCAACCGGCTTTGTGAAAAAACGGATACAACCGCATCAACCCGACTTGGACAAAGCCATCGCCACGGGTGTCGAGTTTGCCGCCGACCGTCAAATCGACCGCAAAGCCCCACGAATGGTTGCTCCACGATTCGCCGCCTCGCACTTTTCGCGCGCATAACATCCCGGCGGTTCCAAGGATGCCATAAAGGTCGGGATCGGCGGCCTTTACGTCGGCAAGAACACCGGCGAGTGATTCGACGGCGGCTTTGTGGCCTGTCACCCGAAACGGTCCGACGGATTGGGTCACGATTTTTGCTTTGAGTCGCGGATTGGTGACCGGCCCGCAATCTTCGGCCTTTCGATCCGATGGCGCGCCGAACAATTCCATGACGGTAGCTTGTCGGAGGTTAGTTAAACCGGTATTGATTGAGTCCGGCGTTGGCTCCGGGATCGTCTTCGTGAAACGTTCGGCGTTCGGCATAGTTTCCCACCTCAACGACGCCTCGACCAATCCGAGCGGGGCTTCCGGCTCCGGTTTCGCGGAGCAAGCGCGGACATGAAGGGGAACCATCCACCCCGCTCGAATTGTCGTTGGTCGCCGTCGGTCGAAAGTCTACTCGGTACCTTCCGATTCGATTGTGTCGAAGACCGCGCCCGCCGCAAAATCGCGCATCGACCGGAACCCGTCAACACGGACACGCCGGTTTTCGGCGGTTGGGCTGACCTGTGACGCCCTCGTTGACGGTTGCGCGGGTTTTGGCGCGTCGTCGTCCGCCAAGTGGCGGAAACGGGCGCGAATTGCGTCGATTTGCGCCCGCCGTTCGGCGCGCTCGGCTTCTTGCTCTTCCGGCGTGAGTGATTCCCACCGTTCGCGTTCGGCTTCCTCTTCGAGCCGTTTCATTTCCGCCTCTTCACGGAGTTTTGCGAGGCGCGCTTTGTTGATCCGTTTTTCACGGATCATCCGAGCATGTTCGATGATTTGGCACGGAGCCGGAAACCATTCGTTCGACTTCATGTACGACAACAAAGCGGGCATGATGTCGTCGGCTTCGACGCCCGCATCCGAAAGGACGAATGACCAAATCGCGGTGTCGTCGGATTGAAGCGATTCCGGCCCTTTCCGCAACGTCCGCCGAGCGACGACGAGCATTTTCCCGGTTTCGATTTCCGGGATGCCAGTCGAAACTAAAACCGACCCGCCGGTTTTTTCGGGTGTGTTATCCGCCATTGGTCAAACCTTCCGTGATCCGTGCGAGTTCGTCGATTGCCGATTCATTCCGCCGAGGTTGATTTCCACGGGCGTCGATTTGGGATTGTGTCACGGCAACACGGGCGAGTTTGGATTTTGTGACTGTCCAACGTGGTTCGTAATGCCCGATTTGTTGACGGATCGACGCGACCGGGTCACCGCTTCCATATTTGGCCTTTTTGTCGGCGGCGTGGAATTCTTGCCAATTGGTGACCATGTCGCGAATCGCGTCGTCGTGCGGAGCGATTTCCCGGAGCCGGGCGATGAGTCCTGTCACACGGTCGAGTGTCGCGGGTCGGCTGGCGCGGTTGTATTTCGGGATCGAAGCAATGGCGCGCCCAATGAACGGGACGAGTTCGTCGGTCGCGTTTTCCCAATAATCCGGGACCGGTTCCTTTGATGGTTCATCATCGCGCGGGTCGGTATTACTACTATCATAAGTAGTATATAGAGCCGGGCCTTTTACCGTAAGATCGGCGGGTTTTACGGTAACGGACGCCGGACCATTCTCGTTTACCGTAAGATCGGCGGGTTTTACGGTAATTCCATTTGGTTTGAATTCGGGTGTTTTTGGGCGTTTCGGCGCGCGTTTCCGAAGGCCATACCGGTCGCGGGCGAATTTCCACAACATCGACGGTTCACGTTCGCCGGATTCCGGGTTCGGATAAATGGCGCGCATCATGTGCAATTCTTGGAACGATTGCGTGTCGAACCAATCCCGGATGCGAACGAATCGTTCGTCGTCGATTTCGTACGATTCCAACACGCCACACCGCACGAGCGACGCGAGGGCGATTTCGACGTCGGCGACCGACGCGCGGCCCGGTACGACGTTCATCGCCCACCAACCCGGCGTGGCCTTCAATCGACCGTAATCGTCACAAGCGGTATGCGCCCATGTGTACATCAAACAAGCGAGGGCGGAAGCGTCGGCGAGCCGGTCGTCGATCCGCATGGCGGCTTTGATCACCGCGCTATTCATTTCGTTTTGGTTCCTTCATGTCGTTTCGTTTTGGTTGTGTCGTCGGCGACACCCGGCGCGCGTCTTGCCACACGGACCGGATTCGTCATTTTATAGCGGACCGGACCCGAAAGGCTACCGGCGACCATTTCGCGAAGCATTTGTCCGCTGGCTGATCAATGCGTGAGCTTCGCCCGCCGTCAATGACGGGTGTCGCGAAAGGTCGATCCCCATTCGGCGAAGGACGGCGATTTGTTTCTCGCTCGCCGTCGCTTGTTTCCAACGAGCGTCGCGAACGGCGAACATCCCCATGTTAGGCCATGAAGACACGAGGACCCGATCCGAATCCCGGAACGCTTGGGTGAGGTTGTTGGCGACCCGCAATTCAGGCCGAAGCGCATCGACACGGTTTTCGCCGTTCCGGTAATGCGTCACCATTCGCAAAACGTGATGACCGAGCACGTCTTTTTTGAGGTACGCCGTCCGGCGTCCTTTCCCGTCGTCGGATGGCCCGCAATCGAGCACGAATTCGCCGGGACTCATTTCGAGCCAACCAAACCGCGACGACCGTTTGACCTCTTCCGGTACGACTGTTTGCGCCAACAAATCGACTTCGGAAATGAGACGCAAAATGTCTTGGAAATTACGCGGCTTGCGCGTTGCGATGGCACCGGCGCGCGCGCCCAAATCGTCCATCGCGTCGGCGGTCTCGGTGAGCGTTTTCCCTTGAAGGTCGAGCCGAGGCGGAAGCCCGAGCAACGCGGGAACCGATGCGAGTTCGTGTTTTGCCGTGATGTCCACGACGTCGATCACGAAACAATCGGGTTTGCCCGATTCGGCGATTGCCGAGCGGCGAACATCCGGTCCCGCGTTTTCGAGGTGTTCGATGATGCCCGGAAGGACGCGCGTCCCACGTCCGACCATTTGGCAATAAAGGCCCCATGATTGCGTGGGTCGGAGCATCAACACACACCCGACACTCGGTTCGTCGAAACCTTCGGTCAACACTTCCACGTTGCAAAGGACCGTCGTTGTCCCACGCCGGAACCGCTCCATGACGGCGCGCCGCGCGTCTTTGTCCATTGTTCCATCGACATGCTCGGATCGGATTCCGGCGGCGTTGAACATCGACGCCACATGTTCGGCGTGTTCAACACCGGTACAAAACACGATGGTTTTCCGGCCTTGCGCGATTTCGCGCCACGCGCTGACCGCCAATTCGTTTCGCTCTTCCGTGTCCACGGCTTGTTGCAATTCGGATTGGCTGAATTCGCCACCTCGCGTTCGGATTCCCGAAAGGTCGAGCGACGTTTCGACACGGAACCCGCGAATGTCGCAAAGGTAACCATCCATGATGGCGCGACGGAGTTCGTACCGGTAAACCTCTTCCTCGAACACGGCGTCATGGTCGCCATAGAGCGGCTTGTTGTCGAGCCGTTTGGGTGTTGCCGTGACTCCGACCGTAAAGCAACGCCCGGAATATGCGCCGAGTGCCTCCATGACAATTTGGTAACTCTCGGCGATGGCGTGATGTGCTTCGTCGATGATCAACAAATCGGCGTTCGCGATGGAATCAAGGCGCGCCGATCCTTTGCGCCCGACCGTTTGCACGGATGCGACGACCACGTCGTCCATTGGACCGGATCGGCGCGACGCCGCTTCGATCCCGACGTTGAGGCCATCGACGACCCGTTCGATTTTGTCTTTGGCTTGGTCGAGCAATTCTTCACGGTGAGCAAGGACGACGGCGCGACCAACGCCGCGCGCAAATTGTTCTTCGATGATCTTCGCGAACGTGACCGTCTTCCCGGTCCCGGTCGGCATGGTGAGCAACACACGGTCGTTCACACCGCGCGCGTTGTCCACGGCGTCCACGGCGTCGCGTTGGTATTGGCGAATTCTCATGATTCGAGTTCCTTTATTTGTTCCGCCAACGTTTCGACCGTTCGTTTCAATTTGGCGACGGATTTTGGTCGTTTGGGAGCCGACGTTCGCGATTTCATGTAAGCGCGAAACGCGGTCGATTCGACCCGAATCGCGTTTCGGGCGAGTCGAGTGATACCGATTTCGTGGGCGATTTCGTAAGCGACCGTGCGGGAAACTTGCGCCAATCGTGCGATATCTTCAACGGTCAAATATTCCGGCGCGGTCGTGTCGATGATGATGTCCATGTTTATTTGGCCCGCTTGTTCCGGGCGTTTTTGGGCGGCGTGGCAACCCGCAACCGATAGGCGTCGCGGGCGAATCGCATGATGCAAAACGCTTCCGCTTGGTTGTGGTCGGTGATGTGTGGCGCGGTGATCCGGCAATACCAAAGGGCCTTGGCTTTCCAATCTTCGCCCGGCGCATTGGCGAGGACCATTTTCCGCCATGCGTCAGGATCGACGAACCCGGTTTTCGATCCGACCAACACGGTCCGGCGAGGGTACGCGCGGCGAATCCGATCCATCCAAAGACGAGACGCCGACCGAACAACGTGGTTTGAACCTCGGTACATCCGCGTCGGGCATTCGATGCAAACGACCACTCGGTCGGCGTCCCATTCTTCAAACGGCAACCCGCCCACCTCGTCGATCCGAGCGGTTCCGAACACCATCCGGTCGCCAAGATCGACGCAATACCCGCCCGCTTGCGCGGACGGGTCGATTCCGATGATTGCGAGCGGGCGGCGTGGTTTCATGGGATCAACGTACCTTGTGGGTTCTCGGCTTCGGCGATGGCGAGGTCGATGGAATCATCGTTCGCATCCGTGAGGAATTCAATCACCATCGCGGCCCAACCCGAAGTGTTGACCGGGACACCAAACGCCGTTGCAAGGGCGACGCCGAATTTTTCCACGAGTTCGCCTTCGATGCGTCGGCGGTTGAATTTGGCGGCGAGCAATTTGGTTTGGCCTTCCGATTGCGGATTGTCGAATTGTCGCGGGATCGGCATTTTGGAAACCTTGAATCCGAACGCCGTGTCCGTCGGTTCCGATTTGGGCGTTTCGCTTTGATGGCGCGCATACGTCCCGATTTGTTCGGCGACGGCGTCCGATTCGACAACGAGCAACACCGGTTCGGTTGGCGCGATTGGCGCGGTTGGCGGCGCATCGTCCGCACCTTCGACCGTGCCATCGGCTTTGGTCACGACACCGTTCGCGACGGCGACGTATGTCGGCTCGGCGGGTTCGGCTCCGGTGTTTTCACCATCGGGCAATTCAGGATCGGCGGGTTCGGCGTTTCCGACGAGCGCGACAACTTCCGCCGGTTTGGTGATCCCGCGCGTTTTGGCTTCCAAAACCACAAAACACCAATTCAATTCGTGGGCCTTCGATTGCGATTTCAACACCTCGAATTGCTCTTTCGTGAATTCGCATGTGTGCTTCAAATATGCCGTCGCGTCCTCCTGTTCCGTTTGCGTTGGCATGGTCGGCAATTTCCGGTCGAGGTACGACGTTTGCTTCATCGTGACCGCTGGTTCGGTTTGGCCCGAATTGAGCCAATCGACGATCTGGCGACCGAGTTTTGCCGTCGGTTTGTGAACAACCGCGCCGCCAAGAAACGCCATTCGCGTTTTCGAAACGATGAAATTGTTGTCGGCGTCCATGTCGCCAACCAAATCGAATTCGAACTCGATTCCTTCACGTTGAACCGGCGCGAGTCCGAGTTTTTGAACGGACGTTTTACCTTTGTCGTCCTTCGTGACCTCGTACGCGGTCTTCGTTCGCATGGTGACGATCAAATGAGCCGGAAGGTCAAGGAGGGCGTTTACCAACCGATTGTGCATCGGCGTAACTTCTCGCCATGCGTTGAACGATCCGCCGGATTGGTTGCGTTTCGCGAGTTTGTCGATCTGTTCGAGTGCGCCTTCATGTCCCATCCATGCGTGAGACAAAGAATCGACGATGACCGCGCCATATCCCTCGGACGCCGCCAATTCCAACGCCTGAACGTACGTGTCCGGGTTGTGATCAGGCAATTTCAAATGGTCGATCCGGTCGTCTTGGTTGAAAATGTCCGCGTACCGGTCCGCCGATCCGCGTTCGGAGTCGATCACGAGGATTCGGCCCGGCGTGATTTCGCGGGCGATGGTCGTCGCCGTGTACGTTTTGCCGGACCCGGTTGGACCGACGAGGGCGATTCGTGCTTTGACCTTGGTTTTGGTCAATTTTTGAATGGTGAGTTTCATTTGTGGGTTTGCTCCGCAATCCGCCGGACCATGTCCCGACGTCGCATCGCCACGATACCACATCGTCCGGCCTGTTGACAAGCAATTCGCGGACGATGTATGATGTTCGCATGGCCCACAATGCCGGTTGGAATTTTGTCGATAAGGACGGCGACGAGGTCGTTTTGCAAGGTACCGAAGGTCGTCCGGTGTATTACAAAGCGAGCGACGCGCGTGGTTGGATGCATTGTTATTCAATTGTCCCGGACCAAAAAGGCCGGTATTGGGTTTGGACGTACAAGCCAGTCGGCAAAGGCGCACGGAAGGGCGGATCGCGCGAATACATGATCGTCAAACCGCGATGGTTTCGCATCCGGCGCAAGGCCAAAAATTGCGCCGAACACCGGCTCGGATTGTTGCGGACGCCATACGAGGATCACCGATGAACGCCATCGCCGCCGCCGCCATCGCTTCCGGCGTGACATTTGTCGCCATGTGGATTCGTTCGGTCGCGTTGCTTTGCCGCCTTCGCGAATCGGCATTGGAAGCCATGCAAGCCGACGAATACGCCGACCGATGCAATAAGGCCCGACGCGCGTCGAATCGCGAAAACGTGCGGTTGCATCGGTTGAACGACCACCTCGTGCGGATCGCCGAGGAATCGGTCGGTCGAATCCCGGACCAAATCGTCGCCGCGTCGCTTTACGCCGACATTGAACGCGCCACGGCGCGGGAGTTCACCGAATAAATGACACCGCGAGGATTTCGGGATTTGTGCATCGCGCATCACAAGGCGCGCGCCGAAGCGGGCGACGTGAATCCGTTGTTCTCGCCGGGTGAATCATTCGCCTTTGACCTCTTTCGGACGGTCCGTGACCAACCGAAATCGCCACTCCGAACGGTCCTCGCGACCGTTCTCGACCCTGATCAAACGCAAACCGCCCTCGACGTTGTTCGATGTCGGGTTGCCGCCCTTGAACTCGCGGGAACATGCGACCGCGACATTCTCGACGATTGGCACGGCGTGGAATCCACGCTCGCCGCTTTGCATGAACTCTTAACCGGATGCCCGGAGCAAACACAATGAGCAACACACAAGACGACAACGGCGCGCCGAAAGGCCCGACCCAAGAACAAATCGACGAATCCATCGCGCGCCTTGCGATGGCAGGGAACACCGAAGAAGGACCGTCCGCCGAAACCATTTCGTCGGTCGAAGACCACATCATCGACGCCGTGAACCTCGTCGGACCGACGATTTTCCTCCAATTGGTCGCGGGAATGCTTGGGACCGCTCTCCAAAGCGCGTACGCCTCCATCAACCAACAAGCGGCGGACGCCGATCCGCGTGATGTCCAATTGATGATCGCGAAAGCAAACCAATTTGGACACGCCTCGAACGTGATCGGCGTCGCCGCGTCGATCCTTGACGGTATGGGTTTGATGCTCCACAAAACGGCAAACCCGACGCCCGAATCGGGATCGGTCAACATCCCGGTCGAAACCGACGAGGACACGACGCCGGAGGTTCAAAACTAAATCGACATGGACAACAACGGGACCGAACAAGCACCAATGCCGCCGGACCCGGTGTTCGATGCCGCCGCAGACCAAGCGGCGGCAACCATCGAAACCGAGGAAGCGCGCGCGACCGTCGAAATCGACGGCGAACTCTATTTCGAAGACACGGGCGAATATGCCGGACCGATCAAAGGTTCCGGGTTTTTGCCGGAAATCCTCGAATCGCCCGAACATGTCGAATTGTTCATGGAACGCCTTCTCGAAGCCGAAGCCATGACCGCCGCCGAAGAATTGCGGTTGAAAGCCATCATCGCAAACGCCGACCGAATCCTCAAACGGAAAGCGTCCAAAGTGTCGTGGCTCCGCCGGGTGTTCGGACCGCAAGCCGAAGCCATCATCCTCGCGTCGTTGCCACGCAAAAAGGACGGCGAACTCAAAATCAAAACGTGGACATGCCCGTATGGAACCATCGGGTTCACGGCAAAACAAGCCGCGTTGAAGGTCGATAAAGACGGCGAAACCAAGGCCATCGAATACGCCCAATACAACGGGTTCGATGCTTGCATCAAAACGGAACAATCGTTCCTTATTTCCAACCTCCCGAAGGACGTCAAAGCGTCGTTCATCGAAGAACCCATCGCCGCCGCCGCCCACGGGTTCGTGGTGACGCCTTCCCATTTGCAACCGAAGATCGCGACAGGAATCAAAAATGCCAGTAAATCCGACGACGAATGAAACGCAATTGACGTTGATCCAAGAATTCGACTTGAAGGTCGGGAAATCGCTCGTCGGCGCGCTCCCGCTTCGCGTGTCGGATGATTGGGTCAGCAACGGCGTATGGGCGGTCAAACGACGGCGCGTGTCCAACCAAACGATCTTTACTTGCCAATGTTGCCTTCACCGGGACACCGGTCAACATTTCCTCACGCCGTTTGAAGATTACGCGGTCGAAGCCTTGTTCCCGGTCGATGCGGTCATGGAACGTTGGGTCAAAACCGAACACATCATCGAAACGGCGGGTGTTGACTATGTTCGGTACCTTTCCGACGCCGGACAAGTGATGTACCTCCGGCGCGATTACGCCGAATCGCTTGGCCTCACGTACGTTTATGGCGACACGCCCGAACGTGGCGTGTGGGATGCCCGCGATTTGGACGACATGAGCATCGTCATTCCGGGACACCGGGAGCCGCAAAACATCCGGCTTCAACTCGCGGAATTACTCGAAGCTTCCACGGTTTCCGACCATGTCGAACCGGCTCCGCCGCGCGAAGAATGGGTCGATCCATTTGGGCCAGCCGACGAAAATCCTTTCCCAAACGGACTTCCAATTGTCGATGTTTCTTTGTCCCAATCGGAACAACCGGACCCGGAACCGATTCCCGAAACCACGCCGACACCGACACGCCGAAATCGCCGCGCCGCGCCATCCTACCGTGAACTCATGATTGGGCAATTGTCGCCCCAAGCGATGCGGGAATTTGCTCCGCAAGCCATCCGCACGAATGGTTGGTTCGACCTTCCATCGGAACATGCGGTTTACATTGAAGGGAACCCGGTCGCGCTCACGTCGTCGTCGGCGCGATTCCTCGAAATTCCGATCACGCCCGGTGTGTCGATCAATTCCGAACGTGTGTTGTCGGTCGAAATCGAAATCGGGCCTCGCATCCCGGCGGCGATGGACCAACCCGCCGTGATCACCGGAATTCGAATTCGTTTGACTGGAAACCAATCGTTCACCGCAATAATCGAGCCGGACGGCAATTTCAATTCGGCTACGTTGCGCCCGTATTCATGGCGGACCGCCGGAGACGTGGAAGACGACGAGGTTTTACCGTTGGCGTCGGACACCGAGCGCGCAAATCAAGACGACATGCCGTTCGCCCGCCCGGTGATCCCGGATCAATGCGACCCAATCGAATTGTCGGACACCTTGTTCGAAAAACTCCGGGAATCGGCGGAGCGCGCCAACATGTCGGACCCGACAACATGGAAGGTCCACCGGGTGAACAATGTCCGCCTCGTGCCATTGGCATTGGACGACGCGCGCGGAATCGTGTTGTGTCTTCGGGCAACATCCGAAAACAACGCGCGCATCATTGGAGGCGAGATTCGCCCGGTTCAATCAGGCGGATCGACGATGTGGGTTTCGTCGAACGCGGGCGCGTCGTTGTTCACATGCGACGCCGACGCCATCGCCACGCGCGATTGGACGATCAATGTCGATGGCACCGATTACCGGGCGACGTTCATCCCAAATTGGACCGATTCGACGCATTACGTGGTCGTGTACACCGGCGGTTCGCAATCGTCCGTTCGACACATCCCGCTCGCCGAACTCCCGGCAAACACAAACCCGGCGATTCAAACGTTGCTCGAGCGGATTGTTCGGGAGGTTGTGACCGGACAATAAACGATCAGCGAATCACGGAATATTGGCCCGGTTTGACCGCCGGGTTTTTTTGCTCGAAAGGTTGCCTCATGTTCCCATATCGTGTACAATGTACACGTCATGAACACAAACACGACCCATTTGTTGATCGCCGCCGCCATCGCACCATTGAAGCAATTCGCTATCGACCGCGCCGAAACCATGATGCGCGCGCAAATCGAAAGGACCCTCGGCAAGATTGCCGAAGCCGACGACGATTTGAACGCCGTTTATCCGTATCCCGATTCGAAGGTGTCGCGCGAGAAGTATCGGTCGATGGAAAACGCCCACAATTTCGCGAGCAAGATCACGACGTACCATTCGAGCAAGAACCCGAACGGGTTTTCCCATTATCGCGGCCCAAAATTCGTCGAGCGATGCGAAGACGGTATAGCTCGCGTGATTGAAGAGGTTCGCGACATGGCGGCGCAATCGTTCGAGGCGTATGCCGCAAAATTGACCGGCAAAATCGGCGACGGGATCACGTCCGCCGTGACGCATCAACGAGATTTATGGTACGACTCCGACCTCACGGTTGAACGAACCGACGGATCGGTCGAGGTGTGGAATACCAAGATCATCACGAATTATTCGAGGTATGGGTTGGCGTTCAACCAATTTCCAACCCGGAAAATGAAGCGGTGAACGCCGCTTCTACGTCGTTTGGAACACGCCCTCGGCGACCACGCGAACACCACGACGACCACCGGGCGGCGAATACGGCGCGCCGCCCGTGGGCCAAACTTTGAGCGCGGTGAACAATTTGTCACCGACCGTAAGGGCCGCCGAATCCAATTCGGAAATCAAGAACCGAAGCACGGGCGAGGTTCCAGTCGGCGACGCAATCACACCGGACGAACTCGCCGCCGGATAAATCGACTTCGCCACGAGTGCGAGATTATCCGCATCGGAAAGGTTGCGTTTGATCATGAGGACCGCTTTGGACGGGACCGCCGAAGGTCGCCGGATTTTGAATTCGATTGTTAACGCCGACCGGCAAGCGATCACGATTTCGGCGGTTTCCGTTCCGGGCGTTGCGGTGCTCATATCGTAAACCGTACCGTATCGCCCGGATCAATTTCGAAGGTGATTTTGCCTGTCACCAAATAGTCGAACGCGGAATCGAGGTTTGTCACGATTCGCATTTGAGCGGAGCCGCCCACACGGGCGACAATCCGACCGCTTGCCGATGCGCTCATGATCATGTTCGCTTGCGCGTTGGCTTGTTGGGAAGCAAAAAACGCCGAAGCGGTGACCGCCATGTTTGCCGCGCCCGCGCCGACGAGGGTCGCCCGGCTTCCCGACGCTCCCGTGAACGCCATCAATGCATCGCCCGCGCCCTGTGCGACCCGTACGCCGCCTGAAAGACCGGTGACCGCCATATTTGCCGCGCCCGCGCCAAATTGAATCCGTGTGGAATCCGTGGACGCAAACATCGCCATCGTTGCCGCGCCCGCGCCGCGCTGGATCAATTGACCGCCAGCCGAAGCGACCATCGCCATGATTGCCGTCCCGCCTTCTTGTTGGTAATCGACACCGTTCGCCGCCGCGACCATCGCCATGATTGCCGCGCCCGAACCGCCGATGATTTGACCGCCGGACGCCGATCCCGTGAGGGCCATTGTCGCCGCGCCCGCGCCGTTTGCCGTGCGGAGGGAATCGCCCGCCGTGGTGAGGGCCATTGTCGCCGCTCCACCCACTGCCGACCGCACGATCCCGGACGCCGATCCCGTGAGGACCATCGTCGCCGCCGCGCCTGAAACAAGGCCCGACGGGACGGCGGACGCCGTGAGTGCCATAAACGCGGGAGCGTTCGCCAATTTGACGACGGAGCCGGTCATAACCGCCGTCACCGCCATGTTTGCAACCGCTGGGCTTGATTGGAATTTGACGCCGTTCGCGTTCGTGGTGAGGGCCAAATTTGCGCCCGCCGCGCCGTATTTGAAGGGCGTCCCGACGGCTTGCGCGGTGAGGGCCATATTTGCCGACCCGGTACCTTGGAGCGGCGACGTGGCGGACGCCGTGAGTGCCATCGCCGCCGCCGCGCCAACCTTCGCCGACCGAAAACCGTCCGCCGCCGCCGTTAGAGCAAGGCCCGCGCCGCCGCTTGCCGCAAACGTCACTTTTGCCGACGCCGATCCGGTGAAAGCCATCACGGAATCGCCCGCGCCGAATTTTTGGACCAACGCGCCCGCTTGCGCGGTCATAACCATGAAGGCTTGGTATGTGGTTCCAACCTGCATGGATGCGACCATCGCCATCGCCGCCGATGCGCCGATCCGCATGTTGTGTTGGCTTCCCGATTGCGCGGTGAGGGCCATTTGAGCATCGCCGCCCGAGGTCCAATTTGTTCCGCCAGCCGGTACGGTGAAAGTGATTTCGACCGTGATTTGATCGACGCGACCGTATCCCGCAACCGGAACGCCGGTTCCGGTGAAATTGGCGACCGACAACGCAACGCCGAACCCGGCGTTTGTGATGTCGGCAACCGCCCACGATGCCGACCAAAGATCGGAGGTGCTTCCGTAAGACGCGACCGCGTCGGTTGTTACAGGCCAGTTCGTACCGGTTGCCGCCTTGTTCGTCGATTCAATCGTGGAAGCCCGCACAAGGGACAACACGGAATCACGGACGCCCGTCATGAACGACGGGTCGGTCGAACGTTCGACGTTCACTTTGATTCCGTTGATGGTCGCGTTCGATGGCGGAAGGTCCGCCCCGGTGAGGCCGACGCCTTGGAGGTATGTCGAATATCCGCCGCCGCCGTTGTTGCCTTGCATCCCGGACGTAAGCGCGCGCGTGTCGTCCGATACTTGCGCGCTCGATTGACCGGTCCAACCAAACGTGTTCCCGGAGCGCGCAACGACGCTCCATGTTGAAAGTTGGTATGTCCGAGTGTAGGTTCCCGGTCCCGGCGTAACGGTTCCGCTTGCCGATCCCGACATGGTCATGACGGCGTTGCCCGACCCGGTCCAATTTTGCGGACCGCTCGGCGTGTAATCAATCACGACCTCGACGTAATCAATCGAAACGTATTCGCCGAAATCGTTCCCGTCGTCCGCGTAAACCGAGACATCAAACCCAAAGCCGGTCGCGTTGACTTCGGCTTCGGTCCAAGTTGTGCTCCAAAGGTCCGTCGATCCGCCGCGCGAAAGAACCGTGTCTGTGGTCGGATAATTCGTTCCGGTGTCGGCCTTATCCGCGCCGACTTGCGAACCGGCCTTCACGATGCGGATCGACGAATCGCGCCCAGCGATCAAATTTGATCCGCGTTTGGCTTCGAGTTTGAGTGTGATCCCGTTGATGGTCGCGCCGGTTGGGACCTTGCTCGACAATTCGCGAAGGTTCAACCATTGGGAATATCCGACGTACCCGGACAAGATCGCCGGGTCACCGCTTCCGGTGCTTGGAAAGGTGCAATACGAATTGTCCGAAACGGCAACATTGGCAACCGCGCCGATCTTGCCTTGTTGCCCGGAACGGTCCGTTCGGCTTAATGTGACGAATGTTGTGGTGAGTGTTGCCATTGTCGGACCGTGTTAAATTGAGAACGCCCGGAACCCGGCGAAACGGGAGTCCGGGCGTTGGAGGGAGGCGGTCGCCTTACGCTTGGGTGACGGTCAATTGTCCCGCTGGAATCTGGAAAGCGTCGCCGCTGTTCACTGTTCGCGATGCGGTCAATGCGCCCCAAATCAGCAAGTTACCCGCCGTCGATGCGTCAAAAATTCCGAAATGGGTGATCGTTCCCCAGTTCGCCGACGCGGTTCCAAAGTCAATCACGGCGACGTTTGACGTTTGACCGTTACCACCGGACGGAGCCGCCCAGTTTGCGTCGAGCGGAGCGCGAGCGACGCGGGCGTAACCGCCACCGCTGACCTCGGTACCTCCACCGGCGTCGTTCGGCGCGGCGGTAAACAAAGCGATCCAAAGGCCGGTCGGTTTGGTGAACGACGCGGTTCGGAAAATGTGGGCGATGATTTGTCCTTCTAAGTAGTCAGATGCGTTTGCCATGTGGGTTTGTGCCTCCGTCCAAAATCATACTCGACCGCCAATTGCCGTCGGTCAGACCGTCGAGGCCACGACGAACCATTCGTTTCGCGTCCGGTCTTTGTATTTTGCGGATTTGCGGGCTTCCGCGTTTGGTGCTTCGTCGATACGTGCTTGCCGCTCGGCCTTGGTGACCTTGTGGCGCGCTCCGGGCTTGACGGCGACGTCCAAGGCGTGACCGGGCGACAAACGCCCGATTTCGGTGTTTCCGTGGCAAACGATCACGTCGCCGTCGTTGGCCTCGCCATTGTTGGCGATTCGAAACCAATTCCCGAAATGTGGTTCGTCGAAAAGGAACACGCGCCGGTCGATTGCGCCGGGATCGACGATTTGAACGTTTCGGTCGAAAGGTTCAAGGAACAAATCGTCGTCGATGAACCGTTCCGCCACGGGATTATGGAGAGGACCTTTCGGGAGGATTTCGGATCGAGTCACGAACGACCGAGGATTGTCCGGGTCCATTCGAGCCGGTTCCATGCGTCCGACGCCGTCACACGACACGACGGCATGACCGTGGCTTGTGACACGCCCGACACACACAAACAACCCGCCGACCGCGTCCGCCGAATCGGTCACGAGTGTTTTCCCGTCTTCGGAACGCCACACGAACACCGTCGAATTTGGCGGAATGGCGATGTCGTCTTCCCATGCGATTTCGCGCGCCGCTTCAACGCAAACGACACCGCCTTCGCAACGGACACGCAAAGATTCACCGACCGGCGACAACGTGCAACCACGCAACACGCCGCGACCATGTTGGAGTGCGGCCTGTGTTTCGAGGGCGTCCCAAGCGTCGTTCAAATGGGCTTGGGTGAGGTGTTTACCGAGTCGTCGATGTCCCATGCTTCATATTGTGGCGCGGCGCAACCCGGCGAGTTCTTTTTCGTGTTGCTCGACGATTGCGTCGTTGGTTCTCACGAGCGATTCGACCACATGCGGCGCGTAATCGCGAGCCTTGAAACGCTCGCCGAGGTCGATAAGCCATTCAATATGTCGTTCGAGCCAACCAATTCGGTTGTCCGTCTCTCGTCGTCTTTCGGCGGCTTCCGCCTTCGCTTTTTCGGTCTTGGTTAAGTAGTCTCGCGCCATGTTCGCCCCGATGAAGTTGATTCAAACCGTCGAATTTCGAGCGTGTCGTCGGCCTTTTTGACGGCAGTCAAAACAACCACGGGAGCACCGGCGAACGGCGCAACGGTGACGGCGGTCGTTCCTTCGTCTTCCGAATCCGCGATGTCGAACGGACCTTGCCACGCTTCGCCTTCGGCGCGCCGGTATTTGATTCGGAATTTGCCATCCTTCCAATACGACACAAATTCGCGACCCGCCGAATCGAATTCGTCGTCCGCGCCGTTACCTTCCCACAACATTTCGGGTGTGCTCCATTTCAAACCTTGCGAATCGCTCGCCGTTCGTTTGATGATGACCGAGCCGTCGGGTTGAGTGTTGCAATAAACCACGACCAATTGGCGCGAACCTTGCGACCACGCAATCCCGGCGATTTGAGCTTCCTCGTCGGTCACGTCACGTTCACGATCAACGCCCTTTGTTTCATCCCACGAACGGAGCTTCACGCCCGGCGACGACGGAATCACCGCATGAACGAACCCGAGGTGTTCGTCGCGACACATGCGAAAGGCGAACAACGACGCGGCGGAATCGCCGGGAACCCACAAATAACCGTGCCACGGTCGAACACGGGCGAAATCAACATCCTTCCCGTTCCACGCCAAACGAACGCGCCAGTCGATTTGTTCCGACCCATCGACCACGTCGTGATGGTAACCGCCGAGGTAGCCGGAACACGGCGGAGCGTTTGTGATTCGGTTGTTTTCCGGCACGAGCGGCGGTTTTACGAGGCGATTCACCGGGTCGGCAAGATCGCCCGGATGCACGAGCCATTGGCGCGTGGTGATGAGTGAGTACGCCTTTTGCGAATACCCGCCGACGATTTCGTAATTCAAACCGCGCGTCGGCCCAGGCCACCCGGCGAGCGGCGGAGTTTCGGCGTAAGAATTCACCATCGCGCCGACGATTTTATTCCGGCCTTTGAGCACGAACGAATGGGTGACGGGCGTTTGTTGGAACGGATCGGCGGCGAGGTGTTTGACTTGCGTCCATTCGATGTTGACGTCGTAAAGGGTCGAGATTTCCTCGTACATGAGGTCGAACGCACTTCGTCCGAGCAACGCGACGCGCTTGGTTGCGAGCCAATCGAGCGCGGTCGGCATACCTTCCGCCACGGACACGGCGGGCGGGTTGAGCAAACCGAGGAACGGATTGTAAAACGTCCAAACGCCGTATCGCCACCAAGGTCCGTCGGGCGTGAGAATCGACGTGAAATATGCGGCTTCCCGAATGAATTGAAGGTCGCTTACGTTCCAAGCGTTATGGAACACCGGGAACGTGATCGTGAACGGTTGCGGCGTGGTCGGTTCGATGGTCATCTCGAACCGCAATTTGTCAAACCCGCGCGCCGGAAGCAACCCAAACGAAAAAACCCGTTCGTTGTCCGACATGATGGCGTCGGACATGGATTTTTTCGCTCGGTCGTACAGATCGACTCCCGTGTCGTCCGTGTATCCGACGCCGTAATCTTGCCGCCATGTTCCGGCGTATTTTTTTGATCCGCCGAGAACCTTTCGGAACCGTCCGGGCGTGGTCGTAACTTGCGCCGCCGAACCTTCCGCGCCGATCTGTGAAGCTTTTCCGGTGAGCAATTCCGGCCCGTTCCAACCGACCGACATTTCGGTCGCCGTGTGCGGGATCATGAACGGGAATTCGCCAAATCGCCCGACGTCAAGATCGACGACGATTGTCGATTTGCCCGCGTTTGGTGTCACCGTGACGCCGCCCGCGCCAAATGCGAGCGTCGCATCGTCGGAAATCCACGCCGGAGCCGACCGAGCATCAAACGCAACCGACGAAATCGGCGTGATCGGATCGGCGATGAACCTCGAAATTCCCCACCACGACGTAAATTGTCCGAACACGTTGGCTTCAATCAGACCCGACAATCCGTTTTGCCAAAGCGGTTCGGTGATGATGTGGTTTCGAATCTTCAACCGCTCGCCACTCGGCAACGCCGGATGATCGACATGTTGTTGTCGGGCTTGCAACCAATATTCTTGGGCGGTCACCGGCGCGCCGTCGATCTTCCATTGGACCGACGCGGGAGCCTCTTCGGGCGCAAACCAAAGCAAATACGACCAATGCGGGTTGGCCCATGTGTTGAAATATTCCACCCGGTCCACAAAATGCGACAAATACGAAAGTGTCTGTGATCGAACAATTCGATTCGGGAAGGTGTAATAAACGCCGCCGTTTTTCCGGGTGACCTGCGGGCTTCCCGCCCACGGCGGCATGGGCGGCGAGCCGATCCAAGGCCATTGGGTCGTACCAATCGGGACGACGAGTTCGTTCCATCGCGTGAAATCGAAATACGACCGACTGATGTTGCATTGGGACAACGTCGGTTGGTTCATCGGTTCTTCGATCAAATGCGTGGCGTTTTGAACCGTCGAAAGGAATTGGGTGTACGGCTTGTGAATGCGCCGCTCTTCGATGGTGTACCAAGGCGGCGGGCGTCCAATGTATTCCGGTCGAAACACGAGGTCCACGAGGCGACCTTCGGCGAACGTTTCCGGGAATCCGCCACGGAACACGACGGCGGCGTAATCATCGTTCAATCGTTCGACCGATTTCGGAAGGTCCGGGATGATCGTCGCCGACGCGCTCGCGCCTTCGCTGATGTTGTCATACCGATAGGTGTCGTACCCTCGGTCTTGCCCGGTGTACGCATAATCCCAAAGCTTGTAATTCCGGCAACGGATGACGCCATCCCACATGTTCCCGCCGAGCAAAATCCCGTCGAGGCCATACGGCGCGGGAGCCGGGACAAACGGTTCCGGGAATGTGATCGGCGGCGAATACCACACGCCGTTTTGCATATAACGAAAACCGATGTGACCGGTCGAAACCATTTCGCCTTCGGTATGCGCCGGAAGCGGGATTCCGGTCGGTTCTCCAAGGACGCAAGACGCCGACGCCGAAATGCTCATGGCTCCGGGCATGATTGGGATCGCCATCGGAGTCGGGACCATCGTCGAATATCGCGTGATTCCACCCCATGAACCAAGCAATTCGCCGTTCAACCGCCATTCGATCAAACCGATGTGAAGTTCCCAATTTGCGTTGTGGTTCATGTACAACGCGACGTCGAAGAAATCGAGAACCGAATCGCAATCATCCGACCAATAGGTTCGCGCAATCGTCGTATCGGTCGCAATCGCCGGGAACGTAAGCGATGCGGATGTTTGCGGGTCTTCGTTAGGTTGTGTGAACCCGGTCACCGCCCAACGGGACGAACGGACGCTCATGGAGAAGCCGAGGGCGGTCGTCAAATAATCCGGCGTGAAAAATGTCGCGAGGCTGGCTTGATGCACCAATTGCATTGGGAACATCGGACTCGTCGCATAACCGGACCCATTCGACCGACAACGATATTGGAGCCGCTCGGCTTTGAACACGCGACCCGCAAACATGATTGAATTCTACTTCGACATTTTGGGAATCTTGTCGAGCACGGCGTAAGGTCCAAGGTCGTCCGAGAACACGAATTGACCGTCCGGCGTTTGTTCCCAACGACCGACAAGGCCGTCGTATGTGGCAGATTTGACGACCACGATGTTGCATGTCTTGCGAATGCCAACGACCAACGAGGCAACGGCAAGGACGGCGACGGCGAATTTCAATGACGTTTTCATGTCGAGGACATTGTACACGGCTTCATGACGCCGGGACGATGTCCGGCCCTCCGACTTCGGAATATCCGACCACAAACCAAAATTTCCCGATGTCCGCCGTGTCCGCGCCGTTGCCCGCCGCAAGGATGCGGAGTTGACGACCGTCGGGCGTGTACAACTGTTGAAGGTCCGTGAGGGACATTCGATGTTTGACGGCGACGATTGTCCCAAAACCGAAATCTTGCCGGGCGCGCTTGATCAATTCCCGCATGTCGCGGCGGAGTTTTTCTTCGGTTGGGTGTCTCATGGGTGAACCTCGCTGAACATCGGAATTTGCCCGGTTTCATACGGCGACTCCCAAGCCATCGTGTAATCGGCTTGCCATGTGAATTGGCGGTCGCCAATTTTGCGCGCGACCCACGGACCGGCGTCGGCAACGTCGGGAACGTTGTCGAGGTCGAGGGTGATTTCGGCCTCTTCGATCCGGTACACGCCGTAAGACATGGGCAACCCGTCCGGCCCAACGCCAACGATCCATGCGAATTGGTCCGGTTCGATTTTTGGATGCCATTCGGCGGCGTGTGTCCATTGGATCACCGTCCGGTATTCCTCGTCGTATGTTTTGCGCGCGAATCGTTCGATTTCGTTTTGGGTCGAAAGGTGCCCGCATTCGCTCGGACCCATCGTTTTTGGACGCGCGCGACCTTCATATCGGACGTATGTCGGGTCGGTCACCGTGGACGGATGCGCCGCGATAAACGCCGCAAGCGCGACCGCATTTTCGCCCGGCTCGTCGGTCGTGAAACACCGGAGTTCGTTAAACGACGGGCGTCGAACGTAGATTTCGGGTTGTGCGAGCACCTTCAAATATGGGCCACCTTGCGCGGACCATCGAGCGGCGTCCGTGGCTCCATTCGGGAAAAAAATTGAATCGTCGAGCATGAACACGACGTCCGGCGCATCATGCGCGGGATCGAACGCCGTGGCGATGTAAACGCGCCACGCGCCACGGCGACGGACACATCGGAGGTTGCCTTTGTTTTGCGTCCCGTACGTCGTGATGATCCGACGGAACAAATCGGCGACATTGGTGTCCTCTTGCGGTTGCTTCCAATCGCTCGCACGTTCGAACCCGCCGATTTGCAAATTGTAAACGGCGGCGTCGATCACGATTTCGGAATCGGCATACCCGGCGCGCTTGAAACCTTCGAAGAAAATGTCGCCGATGTATTTCCGGGTGAGTGACCGGAAATTTGCCGCGTCTGTGTCGCTGAGGCGTTGCCAATGGTCGTCGGCGACCGGATTGTCCCGAATAGGGATTCCCGCGTTCTCCGAGGCCGGGAGGCCAGCGGAAACACGGTTTCCAAACATGGGCGTGACCGGCAACCCGTCAAAATGTGGTCGGTATTGTTCGATGTAGCCTTGAAACCGCTCCACGCCGTCCACGCGAACCGTCACGACGCCGTCGAGTTTGAGAAGGTTTTCCCAATCCATGTCGCGCCGCATCACGATAGACAATTCGCCCGAATCGTGGTGATTGGATTCGCGCCAATGGAGCGAAGTCCAAAGGTTCGAAATGTCGTACGCTTGGGTCGTCGGGACATGGGCGACTGCTGGGACGTCAAATTCCGCGCCCCAAAGTTCCGGCGAATATTTCCCGCCGCCGCCCGACGTCATGGTGAACCACGGCGAAAACCGAACGTTTGAATTCACGTTCCACGCCGCGCCGTCTTCGTTCACTTTGCCGCCCGTGATGTTCGAGCCGCCGGGATAAAACCCGATAGGCGTCACGGTGACGTCATTCGGGCCTTTGGGTTCGGTCAATTGCTCCGGGACGCCGTAAAAGGTCGTTGAATCGGCAAACCGAAGCCGGGCAAGGGCGAAAGCATATTGGAAACCTTGTTTCCTCATGGCGATTCGCACGGGAGCCGGTTCCAATTTCACGTAATGACCATGTGTTTGATCGTATCGCGGCAAATCATCAACGCCGAGGGTGACTTTGAACGTGAATGTGTTCGACGACACGCGCCGGTCGGTTGCTCGTGCTTTTTGGTTGGTTTGCGTGGCTTGGCTGAACAAAATCGAAATGAATTCCATTCCCCACGGAAGGATGGTGATTTGGAACGGTTTCGTGTGATCGACGCCGCCTTGCGAATACTCGAACCGTTCGCGCCGGACCCAATCCGAAGCCGATCCCGTGGCGCATGTCGAATATCGGTATTCCCACAATGCCGCCGCGCCGTTCATTCCGAGTTGGATGTAATACCGGTCGCCGATCATCAAACCAAACCACGCCGAAGCGCGGTCGATAGCAAGGCCGGACGGTTGAACCGTGATCGTGATCCCTTCATTGATCGACAACGGCCCATTAAACGCCGCGACAAACACCATCGACGACGAATTGCTCGCCGCATGGACGGCGTTCGCCCATGCCGGAACACCGGAAATCGACGGCAAATCGACCGCCGGGTCGTCGCGTTGAAGCGCGATGAGTTTCGGTTTTCCGGTCGTCGGATCGGCGGGTTCATCGAACACCGGGACGCCATTCACGGCGGGCGGGATTGTGAGCGACGACAACGGAATCCGCGCCGAATAGAAATCGCTTGATTCGGTGAAATCATCCCGAAGCGAACTCGGCCTCAAAAGGATGTATCCGGTATCCGGGTCTTGCCAAACGCTGTTCGGAAAATCCGCCGGGAGGTATCGGTCGAGACACGTCGAATTGGGACCGGGAACCTTGGTGAGGCGCGCCGCCCGCATGGACGACGCGACGCGCGATTTGCTCCAACCTTCCCGCTTCAATTCGAGGCGCGGTTCGTTGATGGTCACTTGGACGTGTGGCGTTGGCATTTATCGACCGTACCGGACGCCGTTCGCGCCCGCCTCCGTGATAAGACGTTGCGGATCGGATCGACGCGCGGATTGCGCCGACGGCAAACCTCGCCCGCTTTGTTCCGCGCGCTTCTTTTCGTACAATCGACCTCCGGGTTGCCATGCGGGATCAGCTTTGGCGGCGTCCTCTTTGGCTTTTGCGCCGCCTCCGAATGTGTCATTCCACCAATTTCCCATGCCTTTTTGCCAATCTTGAACGGCGGGAATTTGATTGATCAACCAACCAATCGCGAGGCCAATCGCCGCGCCCACGGCGACAACCGCCGCGATGACCGCCGCCGACGCCGACGCGACCGCCGTCCCAAGAATCGCCAACGCTTCGGCGAGGCCGGTCAATCCAGCCGACAACGCCGCGCCGACCGCCCAATAAATGACCTTGGCGAGTCCGCTCCGCATCATGCCGAGTAGCATCCCAAGCAATCCGGCAACGAACGCGCCGACCTTTCCGCCCGCCGCGCCCGCGATGCCACCCGCAAGACCGCCCACGGCTCCACCAACGACACGAATCGCGGCAAGGGCGACGAGCGTTTTCATGAGTTTTCCGCCGAGCATTTTGTCGAGGCCCATGAACGCATCAGCGAGTTTGATCGTGATGTTCGCGAGTCCGTGAATGGCGGACAAAAACGATGGCCCTTCGTTCTCGATGAAATGAATCAAGAATTGAACAAATTCGACGAATTTCCGGGTGTACCGTTCGATGACTTCCGGCGTCGCTTTTTTGGCGAGCGATTCGAGCCAATTGGCAAGCTCCACGGCGGCGGGCGTGAGCATTTTCCCAAACACCGGAAGGACGTCGAGCATGATCGTGTCGAACAACCGGTTGAACGACGCCGTCGCCGAATCGCTGTTGATGGCGAGGTATTTGGCGGCGTCCGCCGATTCACCAAAACGCAAGAGAACCTTTTTGATTTCCTCGAACGTGATCGGTTGCGATTGGGAACCGATCCGATCACCCAAACCCGCGCGTTTGAGCAACCCGCGAAGGTTGACCATGTTTTCTTGCATGACACGGAGTTCGTCGCCTTGCAATTTTCCTTGGCTGGCGACTTGCGTGAATTGCGTGAATGCCCGGTCGATTTGATCCGGGAGCGCGCCGTTTTTCTTCGCGAGGGCAGTGAACGCGCGAAGCAACGGAACGATTTCCGTCGGTTTGGCGGATTCCGTCCCGATCAAACCTTGGATGTTCGGCATGAACGATGTCATTCGCGTTCCGGTTTGCCGAGCAAATGCACGGGCTTGTTTTTCAATCATGCCCGCCGAATCGCCGCCGACCATCGCCGTTAAACCTTGCCGAAACGATTTCAAATTCTCGAACGATTGAATCGCTTTGTACATGGTCAAAGCCGACCCGTAAACGGTCCCGAAAGCCGCCGCAAGGCGCGCATACGACTTAACAAGGCCCTCGACGCTATTCCGGTGTTCGCGGTTTTGTTGAAACCACGCCATCAAAAACCGACCGCCGCGCTTCATCGCGGAATCGTTCTTTTTTTGCATGTCGTCCACGCGCTGTTGGATCGACGCGAGCGACCGTTGGGCGTTCGCGACGTTCGTCACCGCGACTTTGATGGCGAGGATGTCGGCTTGCGTCATGTCGTTTCCTTATCTATTCTGGCGCGCCGCTTCGTACGCTTCGCTTTCGAGTTGGTTGTCGAGCCATGCGGTCACGGCGGTTTCGACAACCTCGTCGGGCGGATAACCTTCACGGATCAACGTCGCCGGGATTTTCCGGGTTGCCCGGAAGGTCCAGACGTGGACCGCGAGGCCGCGCGCGTCGAGGCGGCGGATGAGTTTCCCGCTTGTTGTTCCATAAACGCCGCGCCGACGTTTTCCAAATTGCCGAGGCGCGAAGATGCTTCAAGCAACATGAAGAACAAATCGCCATGTGTTTTTGCAAGGTACGCGATGTCGGATTCATCAAATGGGTCTTCGCCGTCAGCGACCGCGATGGAACGATGAACCAATTTGATCAAAGGCACCATGTCGGGCGCGACCGGTGAATTGACACCTTTCCGCTTCAATGTCGCCGAATACGACATGGCGAAGGCGTTTCGTTTACCATCGTCGAGCATCATCGAATCGAGAACGTTTTCGGCGTCGTTCTCGGCGGACAACGTGATTTCGTGGGCTTCGCCCGTTTCCGGGTCGGTCCATTTGACGACTTCGACGCGCGCCATTGGCGCGGGTGCGGCGATGAGTTTTCGAATGATGCTTGACATGCTTGCTCCTTATGGTGAAAAGGGCGGACCGTAACGGCGTTCGATGCCGGTCGGTTCCGCCCGCTTGGTGAACTATGGCCCGACGTTATGCGTTGAACGCAAGCGACAACGGTTGTCCGTAAGGCTTCAAAGTGAACCGAATCGTGTTCGGCCCGGCGTAATTGAGTTCGATGTTGCCAACGATGCCCGCCGGACATTGAACGTCGATTGCCGTCGATGACGTTTGAATCGCCGTAAAACCGACGAGTTCGTTCAAGCGGAGAACGTTTTCGAGGCCGGTCGAGCCGGTCCGTGACAATTTAGTTTCGACCGTCACTTCCCAATCAATTTTGGTGATTCGATTGAGCGGCGTTGCCGATTGCGCGGTCGAATGGTCTTCGAGGGTGTTGGTCTGGCTGACGCTCACGGTATCGACGAGGATCGTCACCGCGCTTTGGGTGTCGAATTGCCCGTCGTCAGCACCGCCGGGAATGATTGAAAAAACGCAATCGCGAAGGACATTTAGAGCCATAGTTCGTTCACCTTATGCGATGCATTGGAGCCGGATTGCATAACGACCACCGGAAAGCCGGTAATCGCCCGCGTCGTCCGAAATCGGAACACGTCGCATACTGATTCTGTCACACGTCAATTCCCATTCGCTCGAAACACCGCGCCACGTTCCGGTGTACCGAACGGCGTCGCCTGTGTTGATCGTGTCGTCGATGGTCGCCGCGTCTTCGTGCGGGAACCGCCGGTCGCCGCGCCTTGAGGCCGCGAAGACATCAAATTCAAAATCGACATACTCGCGCGCTTTGCTTTGTGTCAACATGTCGTCGCCCGAAATTTGCTCGAACACGATGGCGGGTTCGTTCACCTCTTTCGGAATTGCCGAAGCGTAAACGCCGCGCGCCGGGTTGAATGCCGCGTTCAAACGCTCCGTGATCCATTGTTCGACGACTGCTTGTTCGATCATGACGTTCTCATGCTGTTGACGAAATCATCGACCATGTTGTCCCAATTGTCCGGGATGACGTCGCCTTGACCGGCGGCGATGATGGCGGCTTTGATTTGGTCTTGGAAATAGCGGGCGACGTCCGACCGCGCGCCCGCCATGAAGTATGTACCGGGACGCCCACGGGTCGGATATTCGATGTGGACGCCGTACGCCATGCCAACGCCGACCCATGCTTCGCCTTTTGCGGGTTTGGGCGCGGATGGCGCGACTTGGTCCAACACGCGTTCGGCTCCGTCGCGTTGAGCGCGCAACGACAAAGCTTTGTCGGTCTTGTCTCGGTAATTGTCCGACCGCCATGTTCGAGTGTAAATTGACGCTCGGAGCGCGCCGGTCGGCGTGGGTTCGTTGTTGTGAGCGTAAACGGTTTTCGTGAGTCGCTCGACCGCTTTTTGTTGAAGTTTGAACGCCGTCCGCCGAACCGCTCGGTCGATTTCGTCTTCGAGGTTGCGGGTGAGGTTGGTCAATTTGGGAAGGTTGGTTCGCATTCCAATGATCAACATCAGTCGATCACCTCGCCGCGCGGATCGTAAACACGGGCGTCGTAAAGTTGACCGCCCGAAGCGTCGTCGAACACGAGCACGGCGACGATGTGGGAATATTCGCGCAACGCGCCCGGTACCGTCACGTTTCGATCACGGAAACCAACGAGCGGGTCGGACCGTTGCCCGGCAACCGTTCCGATTTGGACCAATCCCGCCGGGTACGCGCCGCCACTCGGCACCGCATAAAACACCATGTCGTAAAACGTCGAACCACGGAACACGAGCCGCACGGAGCCGACTTGTTGCGGCCTCGTGAATGCAAACCGAACCGCATATCCCGCGCCGCCGTTGCCGAAATCGTATGATCCGCCGGTCGTTTGATCGCCGGGCGCGTTGTCGATGGCGAGCGGAATCGCCGAATTCGCCGTCGTTTGCGATGCGCCGCCAAACACACCGGCGAGGTTGGTGTCGGGCGTACCTTCAGGCCAATCATCGTCTCGGACGGTGTCGTCTTGCGCGCGCGCCGTCCATTCGGCTTCGGTGATGGAAACATCATATCGGCGTATGACCGCCTCAACGTCGAAATCATGAGCCTTTTCGACGAGGTACGGGACGTCGTTTACGATTGCCCGCCATCCGATCCCAAGGCGCGGCGCATCACCCGGAAGGGTGAACCCAAACGTCCGTTTTGTGGTGTCGATCAAATTCGGCGGCGTCGTGCTCGATTCCATCGCATCCATGCGGCATTGGAAAAATCCGACCGACACCCATGTCGTGTTCTCACCGCCGCGACCATCGGGCGTGCGCGACGGCGATTGGAGTTCACACGTCAAACCATGCGCCCATTCATCCCGGACGGCGTACACGCCAGCCATGAGGAATTGAGGGAGCATTTACCCGCCCCAAGGCGTCCACGACAACGCTCCGTTTTCGTGCGGTCGGTATCCGTCCGTGTTGACGGCGATTTCGCCGATGGCGACGCCGTCACGTTGCGGCGTGATGATCGTATCATCAACCTGCTCTTCGCGAAGCCGTTTGGCGTTCGCGAGCCACGCTTTGCCGCGCTCCCGCCACGACAATTTGATCCGACCGGTTTCGTCGTATTCGTCCGGGTACGCCGACACCTTGTTCGCGAGCGATTCGAGGATCGTTGCGAGTCCGATGTTGTACGGGTACCGACTGAGAATGGCGGCGTATTCCTCGTCTTGGAGTAGCGGGCGCGCGGCGTCGGTGTCCCCCACGTAAAACCGCGCTTGATCCCGTGTGGTCGCTTGCGTTGGGTCGTACGTGAAGGACATGGATTATTG